TTTATATAGTTTATATTTGTGACAAGAAAAATTTAGCACCGGAAATGTATGTTCCGGCTAGTGAAAGACACATTGCCGAAGAATTAGATAATGTAATAACAATAACGGAAGGACCACCATCAAATTATGGTGAAGAAACTCTTAGATTAACAACAACATTTCCATGGGAAATAAGAAGAAATAGGGACTTGTTTAGTCATACATATTTATCTGATATTAAATGGGAAAAAATGTGTATAGAAAAAATGGGTTTAAGAACTCCTTATATATCAGTTCCGGATGATTTTAAAGAGAGATGGTTAAAAGCAGATGAATTAAAAGAACTGGAACAACATGATCATTTTTATGTAAAGATAAGAACAGTTTCATGGGACATAGAAACAAATGGAGAACCGGTGTATCCAATGTTTAATGGATACGATGATGCGGAGATATGTAACATTATAAGTATTTCTGCATTTGACAATTATATAGAAGAATATCATAGATTTTTTTGGCATCCTCTCATTAAAAAAAATGATGTTTATTTAGCTAAAAATTGGGAGAGAAAAGGAGAATATTATGTACCCGCTCTTAAAAGGAAAAAAAAATATTTTAAAAATAATAAGGTTTACAATCACGATTACACTAATGAAATTGACATGTTGAAAGGTTTTATAGATTGGATTGCCCTAATAAGACCCGATGCTTTATTCGGTTTTAACAGTGTTGGTGGTTATAAAATTTCAACAAAAAAAGGTTATTCAAGAAAATATTATTACGGCGGTTTTGACATGCCTTATCTCTATAAAAGATGTAAGACTCTCAAAATATTAGATTACATGCAAAAACTCAGTCCTTTTCCCCATACAATTAAAGGAGTTAAATGGAGAAATAGAGGAAAGAAAGGAGGAGTACAAATAGAGGGTCTTTGTCAAATAGATTTTATATACACGAATGCAATTTTTATGTATGATAAAAAGTTTAATGAATTTAGAGAAGGCAATTTAGACGGATATATGAAATATTTTGTGGGTTTTGGAAAGGTACATCACAAAGAACATGTATGGGAATTGTGGAAGAGTAATGAACCTTCTGATTATGATCCAACAAATCCAGATCAACATTTAATAGAAAAAAATGAGAATTTGGTGAAAAAATTATACGAGAAGGCAAAAAAAATATTCGAATGATTTGTCCTTTTTGTATGAGTGAAAACATATATGATATTAGAGACATAGATCATCGAATTTGTTATTGTGATGATTGTAAAAAATATTGGTATGAAGATGATGATTAAAAAAATTTTTATGAACATGTTTAAATTTATAAAAGTGAGGTGTTTACATGGAAATATGTAGCAAGTTATTAGCGTATAATTTGGTAGACGTTGAAGGTCTTGTCTTATTAGATGAATTTTTTAATATGATAGAAGATCAGTTTGAACAAGCACATCTTGTAGTTGCACCTCCGGATGATGGAATATATTCCAGTAAATTACACGACCACGATATGGTAAGAGATTATAGAGAAACAATGGTTTTTGATACAAAATATCAGAAATGGGAAAGGGAACCAATAACCGGTAAGAGACAAATTGGTTCTAAATTTATGATAACATTGGAAGATTTAGTAGATGTTAGAAGAAGAAGAGGAGAAACTAAAGAATTCAAAAGTTTACATGATCTACCAAAAATCGGAGGTTTTGTTCCGGTACCATTGAGAGCCGGAATATTTGAATGGGTTATTACAATAGATTTTAATAAACAATACCCAAATGCTATAATGAGTTCAAACGCCGGAATAAAAACAGCAATAAATTTGTTAAAGTATGATGATGAACACGTTTATGATAAAAACGGAACAGTTTACCAAAGAGCGAATTTGATTGAGACACCGATGGGTTTTTTTAGGAAAGATATAGAATCGGTTAATAAGAAAAAATTTATGAAGTGGCTTGACTTAAGAGTAAAGGCACAGAACATGGCTAAATCGTACTTAAAAGCAAGAAAAACCATTGAAGATCCAATGTATAAATTACTAGATGGCAAGCAATTTCGAATCAAAACATTCACGAATGGAGGATTCGGTATCATGGGTTTACCGGCAGATAGGAATTATTCAAAGTTCATTTTCAACAACACGACTCTCATGTGTCAGGATTTAACTAAGAAAATGATGTCAGTTTTGAAAGAACTTGAATATGTTGTCGTTGGAGGGGACAGTGTTACTGGTGATACTCCATTGCTTTTAAAAAAAAATGGAATAATTGAAATAAAAACAATAGATGAAATTGCTACATGGAATAGAAAAACTCAAAGGAAAGAATATGGAGAATGTGAATATGAGGTTTGGAGTGAAAATGGTTTTACAAAAATAAAACAAGTTATAAGACACAAAACTAAGAAAAAAATATTTAGGGTTTTAACACATTGTGGTTGTGTTGATGTTACAGAAAATCATAGTTTGTTAAACGAAGATAATAAAAAAATAAAACCTTCTGAACTTATAATTGGTAATCATTTATTGTATTCTTTTCCAGAAAATTTTCCCGAAACTAAAAATGAATTAACTATTGATGAATGTTGGTTGATGGGTTTGTTTTATGCAAACGGAACTTGTGGCAAATATGAATATAAATCTGGAACAAAATATCAATGGAATATAAGTAATGCAAATTTAGATTTATTAAAAAAAGCTAAAAAAATAATTCCAAATTCAAAAATATTAAATACAAGAAATTCTTCAGTTGTGTATAAGTTAGTGCCAACAAAATCAATAAAAAAAATGTATTTAAAATATAAATGTTTTTATAATAAAGGTTACAAAACAATACCAAAAATCATTCTCAATTCTTCTTATGAAAAGAGAAAAGCATTTTTTGATGGTTATTATGTGGGAGATGGTAATAGAAAATGGAGAGGAATTAGATGTGACAATAAAGGTAAAATTGGTTCAATGAGTCTATTTTACTTGATGAAATCATTAGGATATAATGTTTCAATAAATACAAGAAAAGATAAACCAAATATTTTTAGATTAAACGGAACATTAAATAAATTAATAAAACAAGAAGGAGAAATAAAAAAAATAGAAGAAATTGGAATTGTAGATGATTATGTATATGATTTGGAAACAGAAAATCATCATTTTCAAGCAGGTGTGGGAAATTTGATAGTTCACAATACCGACTCTTGTTTTGTTTGTCTTAATAGTAAAAAATTAGAAGATGCAATACAGGAAGCGACAGAATTAGTTTCTAAAATAAACAAAATAATAGATAACTATCTTTATAGAGTTTATAATATACAAAAACACACTATGAAAGTTGGATTGGAAACTATATCGGATAAATTCTGGGTTAAAGCAGCTAAAAATTATGTTAAAAGAAATCTCTGGAAAGATGGTTCCATTCTCGATAAACCTGAATTAGAAATAAAAGGTATATCTCAAAAAAAGAGGAACACGTCAAAATTTGTTGCTGACTTACAATCTACCATGATAGATATATTATTAAATTCTTCCAATGTAGAAGAAGATTTTAAATTACTTATGAAAGTTTTGGATAAAAATTTTGAGAAATTACCTTGGACTTATATTGCACCAAAAGGAGCAATTAATAGTGATATAGATGATTATGATATAGGTAATAGAAATGCACGGGGAGCGAGAAATGCTCGTGAATATTTTAACAAGTATTTTAACCCGGGTGACAATCCTTACATAATGCCATTTAAACAGTTTCCTAAAAAGTTAAACGGGAAATTTGTTGCTCCTTACAAGGGAGACGTAATTGTCTTATCTTTCGATGAAGAAGATGTGGAAGAAATTAAAAGTTTAGGATTCTTACCGGATTATGAGGAATTAAAAAGAAGTCAATTAAATGAGAAATCAAAACCGTTTCTTAGTTTAATGGATACTTCTTATTATAAGATGAGAGCATTAGATAAAGTGAGCAATGATATGGAATTATGAATTTATACGAAGCAAAAAAAAAGAAGAAATATAAAGTAACTACAATAGATTCCGGTTTTAAAGCAAGAAATAGATTAGGAGAATTAGGTATTTTTAAAGGAGTTATAATCGAAAAGATAGAATCTATTTTACACGGTCCTTTAAAAATTAAAGTAAAAGACACAATATATGCTTTAGGTAAAGGAATATGTAAAAAAATAATGGTGGAAGAAATTGAAGATTCTTAATTTATTCGCAGGAATTGGCGGAAATCGTTTTTTGTGGGGTGACGAACATGAGGTTACAGCGGTAGAACATGATGAAGAAATAGCAAAAATTTACAAAAGAAGACATAAGAGTGATGAAGTTATCATTGCGGATGCCTATGATTATTGTCTTTGGTCTTATGATAAATACGACTTTATTTGGGCTAGTCCACCTTGTCCTACACATTCCATTTGTAACAATTTTCTACACGCACAAAATATAAGAAGATACCCCGATATGAATCTTTGGAAGATAATTATATTCTTACGTTATTATACTACCTACAACAACAATAAAATTGATTGGGTTGTAGAAAACGTGAAGACTTATTATGAACCTCTTATTGAGCCTTCATTTATATTAGGAAGACATTATTTCTGGTCTAATGTTCGAATACCACAAAAAACTTATGAATACTCGACAATTACGATTACTAACGCAAAAACTACTACAAGAAGAGATAATTGGAAATACTTGGAAGAGTTAGAAAATTATCTTGGGATTAATTTATTTGATGATATAAATGGGGAAAAGAGAAGACAATTATTAAGAAACTGTGTTAAACCGGAAATGGGAAAATATATACTAGATTATATAATGAATGGTTCAACAGAAGTTAGTGATGATATGGAATTATGAAAATTGGTTTGTTTGATATAGATAGTAAAATAGGAAATTTGGCTTTAATGAAATTGTCAACATATCATAAGAGATTAGGTGATGAAGTTGAGTTTTACGATCCTTTCTTTTATAAGGAATATGATAGAGTTTATGTATCAAAAATATTCTTTTATGAACATCCAAACGATAAATATATAAAAAATTGGATGATTAAGGGTGGAACCGGTTTAGATATATATGCAAAATTGCCTTATAATGTTGAGCATATATATCCCGATTATGATTTATATGGGATTGATTATGCAATGGGTTTTATAACCCGTGGTTGTATTAGAAATTGTTCTTTTTGCGTTGTTCCTAAAAAAGAAGGAATGGTTAGAAAAAATGCCGATTACACCGAATTTACAAAAGAACAAGAGAATGTGATGTTAATGGATAACAACATTCTTGCATACAAAAATCATTTAGAAGAACTAGAAAAATTGAAATGGGAAAATACTCATAAACATTTTGATTTTAATCAAGGATTAGACATTAGATTAATTAATAATGAAAATGCAAGAGCATTAAGAGAAATAAAAATATGGAAGGGTAAATATAGATTCTCAATGGATCATCCAAACATGGAAAAAATTTTTGAGAAAAAAATAAAAATTCTGAATGATGCGGGTATAAGTAACGGAATACTTCGTGTGTTTTTGTTAGTTGGTTATGATACAACTCCAGAAGAAGATATGAAAAGAATACAATTTCTTAAAGAACGAAAAATAAAAGCATTTGTTATGCCTTTTAATAAATTTGACAAGTATCAGAGTAGATTAGCAAGATGGGTTAACAGATTTTATTATGGTTATATTTCTTTTGAAGAATTTTGTGATAATTTTACCAAGGCAGATTTAAAATTTGTAAATGACATGGAATTATAAAAATCAAAATGTTGTGAGAATAGTGGTAGATAAAGTTTTGTTTAAGTCAGAATCTATTGAATGGGGTACTCCTCAATATCTTTTTGATGAATTAAATGAAGAGTTTGATTTTGTTTTAGATTGTTGTGCTAACGAAAAAAACCATAAATGCGAGAAATGGTTTTCTAAGGAAGAGAATGGATTATCGGTAGATTGGTTCATTTATAAAAGGGTTTTTATGAATCCTCCTTATGGAAGACAATTAAAACATTGGATGAGAAAAGCATATGAAGAATATTTAAAAGGAACAACTGTAGTTTGTTTGGTTCCGTCAAGAACCGATACTATTTGGTGGCATGATTATTGTATGAAAGCTACTGAAATTAGATTCATTAAAGGTAGATTGACATTTGAGGGAGCTAAAAATTCCGCACCTTTTCCATCGGCAATCATTGTTTTTCAAGTAAGAGATTATCCAAACTTTTTTGGAGAAGTAAGTAAATTTATTAAGAATGATGAAGTTAGGTGCATTAGTTATGAATGAATGTATTTCGGAGGTGATAGCCAGCCTTGGGTAATTGGGTACAATCCTTATTGGGCTGGTATTGACGGAGGTAAGTATAATTTATTAGATTATATTTTACCTTTTCCAAGACACACGACTTTTATAGAAGTATTTGGAGGTAGTTCGGTTGTTTTGTTTAATAAAATACCTTCTCAGATTGAAATTGTAAATGATATAAATTCACGATTAATTAATTTTTGGGAGACAATTCAGAAAGCGCGAAGAGAATTTGTAGATTACTGTAAAAACGAAGGAGGATTAGATAGTCGAGTTTTATTTGATAAATATAGAAAAAAAGCAGATAAGAAAGTTGAAGATGCTTTTCGTTTGTATTATATAAATCGTCATAGTTTTTCACAAATGAATAATGCTTATCACGGAATTTCATTTACAGGAAATGATCAATGGCATTCTCCTTATCTTAATAAGTTAGAACATATAGACGAATATTATGAACGAATAAAACATGTACAGTTTGAATCTCAATGTTTCAGAAGATTACTTAAGAGATGTGATAGAGAAAACGCTTGTATTTATTTAGATCCTCCGTATTTTAAAGGAGGTGATATTTATGAATACATGGTTGGAGTAGAAACAAGTTGGTCTCATCAAGAATTTGTAGATTTAAGAACTTTATTAAAAGGATTAAAAAAAGCTAAGTTTGTTCTTAGTATAGATGAAAAGAATTTTTGGTTAGAAGAAATGCCGGATTTATACATACAGCCGATAGAAAGAATTAATAATGCCTCCCTATCTATTGGAAAAGAGAAATCTAGGAGTATTGAATATGTAATTAGAAATTATAATCCAAAAACTACTCCGACCATGAGAGATTTTGATGGCAAAAATAAAATAAAAAACGATATGGAATTATGATGGGTGTTTATGATTGGTTACCTAACGGAAGTCAGGTAAAATGTTGGAAATGTAGAATGGAACAACTTGATGTAGATTCTAAGGTAGGAAAATTAGTAGGGGAGAAAAATTATATTGTTTTATTACGGGAAGGCGGTTATGTAAAAGTTATTAATAAAAAAATTTCTAAAATTTCTAGTCATAGAAAGAAAAAAGATCCTAAGGATTTTAAATTACCTGTTTTTGATAAATACGGAGAAATGCTTTTTAGTAAAGAAGACATGCATGGGTTATTACCCAATGAATCATATTATTATTGTGAGAGAATTTATGACTGAAACAATTAAGTGTAAAATCATCAAAAAATAGAAGAATTAAATGAGTATATAACTAAATTAGAAAAAAAACATGTTGAAAAAAATGTACATTGAAAACCCAAAAACAAAAGGTTCGGGGATCGTGTGTGCCATCCCTCAAAAAGGAAGATGTCCTAATGAATGCGAAGATTGTTTCTTCCAATCGGGACGTTCTTATTTAGAACCTTTAGAAGAAAATTTACCTAATATGCCAGATTTAGAAGAAACATATGGTAGAATTGTAAGAGTTAACGATGGTAATGACAGTAACATTGATAGAACAAATGTTATGGAATCTGTAAAAGAATTTCCATGGAAATTTTACAACACTGCAATACCAAGAGATTTAGAAGAGTTTGAAGATCCGTTTGTTCTTACTGTAAATCCCGGTTACATGACTGATAAAAGTTGGCATAAGTTAATAACAATTCCAAAGAACTTAATGTATGTAAGAGTAAGAACAAATTGTTGGAACTTAAATCTTGTAAAAGAAGTAGTAGAATATTACACAAAAAAAGAAGTACCGGTAATCTTAACATTCATGGCGTATTTTGACACTCCAATTCCATCTGCGCATGAGGATGATTACATATTTAGAAAGAGAACTCTTAATTCTTATAATGCTATAACCACACAAGCATGGAGAGAAATAATGAGAATGTTTCAAGACAATCATTATGTCTATTCTTGCGGAAAGATTGAAGGAGAAAAAGGAACAACCAAATGTGCCAGGTGTGGAAATTGTATTAGAGAATATTTTGTAACATTAGAAAGGTTAAGAAATGAGTTATAATAAACGAATAGAACAAGGTTACAAAAAATTAGGTTTAAAATTAGATAAGGACGGATACGTGATGAAGAGTATTTATTTTGCCCATCCATTCGATAAATGGAATAGCAACCAAGAAAAAATGATAGAACAAATCTTAACTAAGAGAGGTTATGATGTTATAAATCCTTTTAAAAAAGAAGATAGAATAAACAAAAAATACGGAGTTAATAACTATTACGATAATCCAACATTTGAATTTGCCAAAGAAATAATAGAAAAAGATTATGAATTGGTTAAAGAATGTGATGAATATTTTGGTTGGTTTCCAAAAGATGTCACAATGATTGGTACACCTCTTGAATTATCTTGGGCAAATTCACTAGGTAAAAAGATTACGGTTCTTTGTTATAAACCGCAACCTTTCTTATGGATGTATTCCGATATATTTTATATAGGCTATGAGAATTTTAAAAATGACGTTAGATTCTATGATAAAGAAGTTTAATGAACTTTTTGGAAAGTGTTTGGAAGAAGATAATAAAAACATGCGAGAATATGTCATACAGGCTTCTGCTTCTAGGATAGAAGGATTAATTTCATTAGAAAAATTTTATAAAGATCATACTCCGAGAGAGAGTTTTTATAACTTTACAGAATTACCAAAAATAATTAATAAGAAAAATCAGGTTATAGCTTTTGGTAATAGGTTTTTCCCTTTCGAAAGAGTTAAAAAAGTTTTAGAAAATTTCTTTCAGAATGGTGTAGAAGTTGGTCTTTATCACGGAAAAGGGGTTTCGGTTCTTGTTTTTAAAATTGATGAAAATTACGGGATTATGATGGCAAATAAAAAAGATAAAAAAAAGAAAGACACAAATGAAGTATTATATAGATGGGAAGATTTATTTTTCCACAAAAATTTTGGAGACGATATGGAATTATGAGTGAAGATGATGAAGCACAAACTTTGGCTAATAAGTTTTTTGGGAGAATTGGCGATTGGGGTTTAGAATGGGAAGTATTAACGTTCTTGTTTTTAATACTTAATAAACAATTTGATATATCTTATGAAACTATAAATAGTGCACTTGAAGAAGCATTAAGAGAGTGGGATGTTTAATGAATGTTACGGCCATTTGAATTAGTACAAAATAACATAATAAAATTTTATAGAAAAGATAAAAAAAAGAAGGTGAATGTGAATATAACCGCTAAATTTTTGATTACCAGCGAGATGAGGGTAGGTTCTCGTTGGATTCATTATTTATTACAGGACATAACTGATTACCGTGTAACTCCGGAAATAGATGTAAGATTGATTGCAGGTACTGAAAAAACAGTTAGAAGTTATTTTAACCAAAAAAGAATTCCAAAGTATCATCACACAACCCAATTTCAAATATTAAGACATGTAAAACCCCATGATTATAAAATAATTGGTATAGTTAGAAATCCCTTCGATAGGATTACTTCTCTTACTTTTCATCAACGGTACAAACCTCCCGGAAAAGGATTAGAAAAGATAAAATTAGCATCAAGTGATATTGAAGCAGTGAGAACTGCTTTTTACCACGAAGACTATCGTATTGACAATGAAAGACAATTTATCTTAATGGTTCCTGGTGCTAGTACAAAACAATTTAAATCGGGGAAAACCGAAAAACGCGGAGAATTGGAACAAAATTACATATGGACAACTTATGAATGGTTAAAAGAAGACACGTTCGGAGAAATTAAAGTAATACTGGATTTCTTAGGTTTTGATTTAAAAGATACATTTATTAAAACAAAAATAAGAAAACACTCATTTAGAAATAAAAGTGGAAGGGAACCCGGTCAAGAAAAAAGAAATGATGAATGGAGAAGAAAGGGAGTTAATGATGATTGGAAGAATTTCTTTACGGAGGATATGTATAAAGATGGTATCGTCGAACAAGCAACTTATTTAATGATTAAAGAAAATGAGGAGAAAATGTGAATGGAAACCGAATACAAATTTAGAGCATTACCAAAACAATCAAAAAGCAGGATAAATACAATGTTTTATTTTTGTCCTTATCTTGCTTACTGTAACGACTATTTAGGTGAAAGAAGTGGAGAAGTCAGTGTAAGAACCGCTGTTGGTACGGATGCACACATGATTCTTGCTGAATTTTGGAAAGTGTTTGATATAAATTATTTATATAAAGAATTTAAGGTCGACCCTAATATAGATTTAGAAAATAATCCAATAACTTATTATTTTTATGGTATTTGCATGGAACTAACTCCAAAATATGATAGGGAAGTTCAGGTATTACAGAGAATATATTGGAAATTTGCTAAACTACAGGCAGCAAGGTTCTTAGATTTGTATCAAATGTTTAAAGGAAACAAAATAAAAGTATATAAATATTTTACACCGGAAAAAGTAGAACAATATTATTATAATGAAGATTTAGAAATTTATGGAACTATTGATTGTGTTTATAAAATACCGAAATTAGGTGAGCAACTAACAGAAGCATTATTTATTAGCGATATAAAAACCGGTAACATACCGGCAAGTGTCAGGAGAGGAGCTATAAAAGTTGGTGATGAGACATCGGTTAAAGTACCACCTAAGTTTATGTTTGAGATTCATTTTTACGCACTACTATATTTAACACAACATGGTTGGTATTTTAAAGATGAAAAAGTTCGGAAATTTGTTTTGAATAATGAATATTTTGATGAAATAACAAAAACTTACAAGAGTTTTGGATTGGGTAAAACAAAGGAAGAAGAACAAGATTTACAAAAGAAGAAGAAAAAATATATTAAAAAGATAAATCATAAGTTATATATTTATAATTATGCTCTTGAAAAGGAAATAGAATTAAATTATGGAGATTTAATTGTTGGTTATTTGTTCTTAACAGGAGATCCAAATATTAAAGATCCGGTTGTTGTTAAAAAGAAATTTACTTATTCTTCTTTTAAAGCAGTTTTATTAAAAATTAATTTATCAAGAGCAATATGGTTTAATAAAAATAATAATGAATTTTATCTTGTTAGACTTATGAAAACAAGACCGGAATACAATAAATATAAATGCGATAATTGTAGTCGAAAAGAAAAGTGTTTATTAGAAATAGAACAAGAATTTAAAAAGAGGAAATAAAATGTGTTGGGAACATGAAAATGAATATTGTAATATATGTTTTGATTTTTTATGGAATGATTACGGAATATTTGATGGAGAATCTATTGTACCTCTCTTGAGAGGTTTTAATATAGAATTTAAAAATCATAAATCAGAGACGGAATGTAAGAATAAATTTTTTGATTTCTTATCAAAATGCCATGACGAAGGATTAATCAAACATATAATGGTACCAGAAAATTTGAATGCGGATGAATAAATTGTGTTTATCGAAACCGGTGTTTCACATCGCAGACCATTTAGGAAAATGTTTATTTCTCAACAAGAAGCTATTAAAGATTTCAATAAGTATAAACAATTCTCGAATATTTACCATTCTATATATATGTTTAAATTAAAAGAAGAGAAATTTGATAAATACGGAAATTTCATTAGATTTGGTCCCGATTATAATACCGCTATAATCACAAAAATTAGTCTTGACTTAGATTCGTATCGAACCATGCGAGTTAATGGAGATGTTATTGAAGTATACACCGATGATGGATTAATTTCTATTAATAAATTTGCTGAATGGTGTGAAAAACATGATTATATGAGAGAATATGTTTTTTCTGGAGGTGGTTTTTATGGGATTATTGCTGCTAAAGGGCACCCACTAAAACTAAGAGATGGAATGTTAAAATTAGGACAAGAAGCTAGTCTTGTAATTGATCCTGCTACTGTTGGTGATACAAGCAGGATGAGAAGAGTTCTAAATTCTTATAATTTTAAAGAACATAGAAAGTGTTATTGCATACCTTTAAAAGAAGAAGAGTTATCTTTAGATTATCACCAAATAAGAAAATTAGCTCAAACACCGAGATTTAGGCAAAAATATATTTATGGAACTAAATCTTATAATTTAGAAAAATTTAAAATTGATAGTTATAAACTCACAAAAAAAGAATTATTTGTTGATATAGAGAAAAATTTAGATGCCGACAAAATTCTGGAGAAGTATGGTTGGGAAACAGACGATTTTTGTGATACGATTAAACATATTATAAGTAGAGATTATTTAGGTCATTATTTAAGATTTGAATTAATTAAATATTTAAAATCGGTTGTTAAGATGAAATTTACAGATTGTGTAAATTACATAAATGCACTGTTAGGAGCAGAAGGAAGACATTCTCTTACTGAAGGTCAAGCAAAATATGTTTATGGAAGAAATAGGGTGTTCAATCCAACCAAATTAAAAGCATCCGGTTTATGTCCGGTTAATTGTTACAAATGTTTGCGACTTCGTGATTTAATATGACTTTATTCTAAACGAAAAAAAAATAATAGAGGAATTAATAGCTCCAAATGAAATTAACTGAAATAATTCAGGTAAAAAAATCAAAAGAATTATCAAAAGCATGCCATTTAGCTAAGAACCTTTATAATTTGGCTAATTGGTATTTTAGACAGGATTTCTTTAATTTAAATAATTTTTTATCGTATTATGATTTAGATTTTATTTTAAAAGACAAGGAAGCCTATAAAAATTTACCTTCTCAAACAGCCCAACAAATTTTAAAGTTAGTTATTAAGAATTGGAAATCGTATTTTAGAGCATTAAAAGAATATAAACGAGATTTCAAGAAATTTAAAGGAAAACCGAAGATTCCAAGATACAAGAAGAAAAACGGAGAATCAATCATTATTTTTACAAATCAGCAATGTAAAATTAAAGAAGGCTATTTACATTTTCCAAAAAAGAGTAATCTCGACTCTATTAAAACCAGAATTATAGATGTATTAAATCAAGTAAGAATAATTCCTTTAGGTGTAAAATATAAAGTTGAAATTGTGTACGAGAAAGAAGCAACCGACTTAGAATTAGATAAAGAGCACGTTTTAGGTATTGATTTAGGGTTAAATAATCTCATAACTGCTGTAAATAATAATGGATGTAAACCATTTATTGTTAAAGGTGGGATGATTAAATCTATAAACCAATACTATAATAAACAGTTAGCATATTTTAGAAGCATTGAAAATAAGAAGGGCAATTTTATTGATACTAAAAGAATTCAAAAACTACATTTAACTCGAAATAATAAGATCAATACATTATTTCACCGAATCTCTAAGAACGTAATTGAATATTGTATTCAAAATAATATTGGAACAATAGTAATTGGATATAATCGAGGTTGGAAACAGAAAATCAATATAGGAAAAAGGAACAATCAGAATTTTGTAAACATCCCTTTTAATCAACTCTTAAAACAAATAAAATATAAAGCTCAATTAAAAGGAATCCAATTTTTAACTGTTAACGAAGCCTATACTTCAAAATGTAGTTTTTTGGATAATGAACTAATTGGGCACCATGATAAATATTTAGGAAAAAGGATCCATAGAGGATTGTTTAGAACGTTCAACGGAAGGTTTCTTAACGCTGACGTGAATGGTGCCTTTAACATAATGAAAAAAGCATTCCCAAATTCCGTTTCGGTTGATGGGATAGAGGCATTCGGACTAATGCCACAAATACTTCAACAAAACATCGTTGATAATAGTATTTGCAATAAGATGAGCACAGTTTAACTCGTTTTAGTAGTCTGAGGATGGTAAGCATGAATTGATTTCAATTACAGTTGTTATAGATAAAAAAAGAAGTAGAGGAGGAGAATTTTATGGTTAAAGCAACATGTATTTGGTTTTTTGGTTTATCCGGTGCGGGAAAAACGACTATTGCGAATAAATTGCGGGATAAATTCTTGGTTAGAGGTTTAAAAGTTCAGAGATTAGATGGTGATGTTGTAAGAAAAATCTTAACAAAAGATTTAGGATTTTCTATGGAAGATAGGTTTGAACATATTAGGAGAGTTGTTTTTGTAGCAAAATTGTTAATGAAAAATGGAATAAATGTTGTAGCTTCATTTATAACACCCTTAAAATCCATGAGGTATTATATAAAACAAGAATTAGGAGAAAAGTGTTTACTTATTGAATGTCGTTGTGGTTTGCAAACTTGTATTGAAAGAGATGTAAAAGGATTGTATGCAAAAGCATTAAATGGAATCATAAAGGATTTTACCGGTTTAACACAACCTTATGAAAGGGGAGGAAATGAAGTTTTTTGGGTTTTAAATACGGAGGATTTTGAACCAAAAGAATCATTAAAAAATTTAGTAGAAAAGTTTAAATGTTTTAAAGTATTTGAACGCTTGATGAAAGATAATGAAACATGATTTGTTGTAAAAATTAAGAGGTGTTAAAAATTATAGTTATTGATGTTGGTGAACCACCAAAAGTATTTGAAATGTTTGAAAAAAAAGGAATACCCTATATTAGAGCAGAAATAAAAATGTTTTATTGTGCTAAATGCGAAAAAATTTACATCCAACAACCTGAAGTTTGTGAATGGCTCGACAAATCTTTACATGCTCAAGCAGCTAAAATGGCTAAATATTATTCCGGTTGGAAATTTGTATTTCTTGAAGGATTTATTTCAGTTATGGTAGATGATCCTCATCATAAAAGAAGTATAAAAGCTTGGATAAGGTCAATGAGAGTAACATTAAGAAAATATGATGTATGTATGTGGCAATGTGATGACTTAAGTCAGTTAGTTGATGAGGTTTTTAGAGTTGAACAGAAGTCCGGAGAACAACCCAAAATATATGATAAAATAGATGATAAATATAAAGGATGGTCGGATTCTAAAAAGTTTATTTGTAAATTAATTGACGTATCAGATAAGAAAGCTGATATACTATTAGAAGAATTTAAACATCCTGTAGGAATTATAGAAGCTATATTATCAAGTGGAGTGACATTCACTAAAACCGGTAATCCAAAAGGAGTTGTTGGTCCTTTAGAAAGTGTGAAGGGGTTTGGTCCTAAATTTATAATTAAAAATAAGAAGATGTTATATGAAAAATGAAGAAACATTAGAAAAAATAGAGGAAATTTTATATTATTGGCTTATGGATATTAATGCTGGAGATAGAGATGAATATGTTATTGGTGATATGTTTATATATGAAATTATACATAAATTTTTTCCGGATTTAGTTAAAGAATTAAAAAAAATTAAAAAAAATCCACCGATGAGAGTAAATTACTTTGGAAAACATTAGAAAAATAATATCACAAGAGTGTTTAGAACACGTACGATATGGTAAGGGAAATTTAGTATATCGTACATTTACTGGTTGTTATGATGAAGACACAAAAATATTAACAAAAAAGGGTTGGATTCCGTTTAGAATATTAACAACTAATGATAAAGTTGCATGTCTTAGTAAAAACAATGAAATGTATTGGCACAATCCATCAGTGATACAAAAATTTTATTATAAAGGAAAAATGATAAAAATGTCTCATAGTTCACATGATTTACTTGTAACACCAGTTCATAACATGTTTCTAAGAAAACAAGACAAAAAAGAATTTGAGTTTATAAAAGCAAAAGATTGTGATTTATATTATTACGATGTTTTAAATACCGTCGATTGGAAAGGAAAAGAAGTAGAATATTTTAAATGCGGAAAAGAAAAATATTACATGGATGACTTTTTAGAATTTCTCGGATTGTACATATCGGATGGTTTTGTTAACAGTAATGAAAAATTTTATTTCTCTTCCATTGATTTACATAATTATTTAAAAAAAATAGACAAATCTCTTGATAAATACATCCCGCAAGAATTTATGGATTTAAGTAAAAGACAGTTAAAAATATTGTTTGATTCTTTAATGAAAGGAAACGGTTCTATTAATAATCAAACCCCTTTTTACACAAACTCAAAAAAATTAAGAGATAATTTTCAAGAGTTGTGTATAAAAATTGGTTATAATAGTACAACAAAATTTAGAAATAGAAAATCAAAAATTGATGATAGAATAAAACAAGATAAAAATTATGAAATTACAATTACTAAAAACAAATTTCACGGTGTTGGTAAGAGGTTTAAAAGTTTCTCTGAAGAAAATTATGACGGAATGGTGTATTGTTGTACAGTACCGGAACATGTAATTTGTGTCAAAAGAAATGGAAAAATAACCTGGTGTGGTAATTCTGGTAAAACAACTACAGTATTAAAGACGTTATATGAATCCAAGGATGGTTTTAGTTGGATGTATTTTGCACCTTATCACAAGGTAATTCAAGAGAATATGGAATTATCAAAAGTGATAGATTTTTCCAACGATTGGATTCATCTTTTATCAAGAAGACATTTATGCTTGTCAAAAGAATATAAAGAACTATCAAAACACGGGGTAAATATACAACCGTTTTGTGAGAACTTCTGTACACTAAAAGATACTCGTTGTCCTTATTATGAAAATCTACGAAAATTAAGAGAGTATCCTTATTGTTTTGCCGGTGTTCATGCCCATATTCCCACTCTGTTACAAAAAATATTGTATGAGAAATGGAAAGGTAGACCTTTTTTCTCTTATTATGATGTTATCGTAATAGATGAATTTCCTTACAATTCTATTTATAGCCAAGTATCTTTAGGAAGAAAAGATATAACTAAACAAATAGACACATTGGATTTGATGGAATTAGATGGTAAATTAGAACATGTAATAAGATATTTATTAGAGAGAATGCTTATTGCTGTTGATAGTGCAAAAGGATTAGATCACGATGATTTAAAAAGAGTATTAGTAGAAGCAAGAGGATTAAATGTAGATACATATAAGGAAACATATGACTTACAAATGTTAGAGTTGGTTAGAAGGAAAAAAATAAAAAGTCCTCCCGAAGATATCTTGCATTATATATTAGAAATAATTAAAAGACAACCTTCAAGAGACAAATTAGAATGGGTAATTCATAAAACAGTAGAAACAGTTTGGCACAAATCAAGACTATATCTAACAATTTCTAATATACCTTACTTTAAAAACTTACCGGTTAAAGTTATAGCCTTAGATGGAACAGCGGATTTACCTGTTTGGAAGTCTGTTTTAGGAGATGATTGTACAGCAATAACATTTGATTTACAATATAAAAATGTATACCAAATGATTGGAGCAAGAAACCCCACTAGTACTATAGTTAAAAGTGGTGAATTATCTTCTTCCGGTTTAAGATTATATGAATTGTTAAAAAGAATTTGTGAATATAAGAAAAGAAAATATAAAGTATCGGGTTATAAAGTTAAAGAAGTTAATGTTTTGATTTGTTGTAGTTATAGAATTCAACAACTATTAAAAAAGAAATTTAAGAAGGATAAGATAACAAACTTTGAGTTTGCTACATTTTATAAGTTACGCTCACGAAATTCATATTATGAATATTGTGATACTTGTGTCTTGTTTCACGAACCAAATATTCCGCCATTTCAAACAGAAATAATAAAGAATGTTCTGAATTTTGATTACGACACGATTAGATTAATTCATAGAGAAGATGAAATGAAACAAGGAATTGGTAGATTAAGACAAAACATACCGGTTACTCCACAAGGAAGAAAGAGAGAAAAATTACGTGAAATATTTATATTTTCATCCACCGGTTATAAGAAATTATTTCCAGACGCAAGATACATGAGATATGGAGATATGCTTTCTTATGTAAGTGGCGGGAAAAAGAGATTATATTTTGATACAATTAGAAATTTTATTACAGAACATACACCAATTTCAAAAACAAAATTAGGAAAACATTTAGATTTGTCATATTCAAAAGTAAATAGACTTGTTAGTATTTTAGAAAAAGAAGGAGACGTAAAAGTGGAGTGGGGAAAAATTACATGGATTAAAAAACCCACTTTAGAAGATGAAGAAAGATACTTAATAAAAATAGGAGGCGTGACATGGTAAAATATTTACAGGGTGATTTAAATTCCTACGATAACGGATGAAGAATTTAAAGAATACATGTCTCTTAAGAGGAAAGAAGTTGAGAGACGAGAAGCAATTGACAAAACAATAATCAAAGGAGTTAGAGCAATTAGAAAATGGAGGAATGATCTAAAAACTCCGCGAGGTTATGCCACCATTTTTACCAATATATTAAACGAAGAATGGAAGAAAAGGGATTATCCGGAATCTTTCGTTCTTGATAGATGGAAAGTAGTGCGTAACTACTTAACTCCTGTTATTTATGTAAAGGGAGGAAAACATAACATACGACATACATTTAGACGATATATGAAAGAATACGGATGGTTGATGAGAATTGATCGTTCGTATGGTTTATTTGAAGTAACGAAAATTATTTAAATAACTATATTTATAAAATAATAAAAGAGTTAATATGAATTAAAATGTTAATAGATAAAATAAAGAATAGAATAGTATGCCTGTCGCAGGACCCAAAGACGATATTCAGTTATGGTTTACAAGTATTGGAACTTATTAAGGGATTACCAAAACATCAATTCCATGTTATAAGTTCTCAATACCAATATGGAAGACCGTATGAAGATAAAAATTATTCTTATGTAACTTGGGCAAATGAGGGAGATCAAGCAAGAACAACATCAACACTTAAAAAGGTTATTGAGTACACATATCCTATTTGTGTTTTTTCTATGGGTGATATACATCATCATCCCGGTGTTAATATTGGTAAACCTCTTCAAGTTCCATGGGTTTCTTGGTTTCCATGGGATAATCACGATGTACCTGCGATGTTAAGAGCACAACAAGCTATAATGGCACCCGATATAAAAGTTACAATGAATAAATTTTCATTTGACTTGATGAATCAATACAATCTACAAGTTGATGAATGGATTTATAATATTGTTAATACTCAAGTATTTCGACCGTTAAATAAAGAAGAATTTGATAAACAACAAACGATTAAACAAAATCCAAACATTCAAGGAAAGAAAATTCTATTATTCGTTGGAAGACCATCTTGGAGAAAAAATTTAGAATTTCTTATGGGTGCATTTAAAGAATTATGTAGAAGAAGAGATGATGTAATGCTTTATTTACATGTTGATTTTGAAGATCAAGGAATACCGGATAAACCTGACTTAAATAAGTTAATTCACGGTTTAGGTCTAAAAGAAAAAATGTTGTCAACCGAACAAAATAGATGGACAACCGGAGTAGATTCATTTTTTCTTAATAGGCTCTACAACTTTTGTGACTTATATGTTTCTCCTCACGGTGGAGAAGGTTTTGGTTTACCTGTTTGTGAAGCAATGGCAACAGGAACTCCGTTTGTTGCTACCGATTGTACTTCCATGCCGGAATTTGCAGGTAATGATGAACGGGGTCTTCTTGCTAAAGTAGAAAAAAATATAAGAGAAAAGGGAGTTTTGAGACCTTGGGTTGATGTAAAAGATTTTGTTAATAAAATAGATTGGTTACTTGATAATGATGATGTAAGAAAAAGAATGGGAGAAAATGGAATGAAGTGGGTTAAAAAGAATTGTTCACATAATGTAATAGTTCCGCAATGGAGAAAAGTATTTACAAGGTTGGATATACCATTTTGCAGTATCGATAAAAGAAAAACCGAACTTGAGTGGTCAGAAAGATATGCACATGCTGAGGTGATGGAACAATGATTGATATAACTTGGCTTAATAACTTCGGTCCCAATGGATATATTAATAGGTTAAACCTATAATACCATAAATGGTATTTGTGGCAGAGGTTATGTTAAAATTCTTCAAGAACTCGGTTATAATGTAAAGATATATCCTTATCCTTATATGAATGAAAACGACGAATTGTTTCCTTTAACAAAAACTAAAGTAGAAAATCCTTTAGACGTGTATCATGCGATTCCAACAGTTTTAAAAGAAGCATTCTATACTGTGACCGAAGTTAGAAATCCACCTGACTTCATGGCTTACCCGTTAAAAAAAGCAAAAATTATTTTGACACAATCTAAATTTTGTAAAGAGTCGTTTAGTAAGGTTACCGACCCTAAGAAAATACATGTAATTAATTTTCCGTTTTTTAAAGGTCAGTTTGAACCTGTTGGTCCACAATATAAGTTACACATAAAAAAGAAACATAAGTTTAAATTTTTTAGTGTAGCAAGAGTAGATGTAAGAAAGAACGTAGATACATTAATGAGAGCATTTGCTGAAGTATTTGGTGATAATGAAGATGTTTGTTTAATAATGAAATTAGGAAGTGATAGATATTGCATTCCTAAAATGTTTTACGAATTAAATCTTCCTAAAAACATATATTGGATGACAGAATATGTTGAAGACACATCAATGCTTTATAGAGCAATGGATGCTTATGTTACCGCAGATTGTGGAGAAGGATGGGGAGCTCCAACCACTGAAGCTTTGTTATGTGGGATTCCAACAATAGCTCCCAGACATTCCGGTCATCTTGATTATATGAATGACGATAATTCTTTCTTAGTAGATGTTGGTGACTGGGAATATATCGGTTATAGAAAAGATAATCTTTATCCGGATTTGTTAGCACCGCAATTAGAGTGGAAAAGACCAAAAATTGAGTCATTAAAAGAACAGATGTGGGATTGCTATCAAAAATTTAAAGATAGGAGTAGAGAATCGATATTAGAAGATCCTCTCATTAAGAATGGATTAGAAGTAAATAAAATAGTGAACAAGGAATATATAGGAGAACAATTAAAACAAGCTTTTTCGTGGTACGAAACTGAATACAGGTGATTATTATACAAAAGGGAATTTATGAAAACTGTGGAATGATTTGTGAGAAATCTGAATTTCATACTATATCTGGGAAACATAAAAGGAACGTAAATAATTATATAGAACTATGTAATTCGTGTCATAAAGTTAGTAGATGAGGTTTAAATAATGCCGAGAGAAAAAATAAGATTAACACAGGAACAGATAGATGATGCCAAAGCTCAATATAAAACTTACACTGCTCAAGCAAAATATTTAGGAGTAAGTGATGATGTTTATAGGCGTGAAAGAAAACGACTATTAAGGAGGAAGAGCTTTGATGATAAAGTAAAATATTTAACAGAAAGAGATCCAAAATTAGAATTAACAAAAAAAAGAACGATAGAAGCTCTAAAAAAGGAGTGCGAAAGTGTTTACGAAAGATCAAGAAAAACAATAGGATATAATGAAGTTACTTTTGATCTAGGAGACGATGATTGTGCTGTTAAATTAGATTGTGATTGGCATATCGGTAATGAGATGACAAACTTACCAAGGTGGGCAGAAGACATAGAAATTACAATTAAAACACCTAGGCTGTTTACAATATTAAATGGAGATTATACTGATAATTTAGATGCAATTAGTAAAGGATACGAATCCTTAATAACTGTGCCAGAAGCCAAAAATAAAGTTAAGGATGCTGTTATGATGATGGGTAGGAAAGTTCTTGGAACAATTCAGGGTTGTTTCTTAGAAGGAACACCAGTTGTAGCAGATGATTATACAATGAAACCAATTGAAACAATTGAAAAAGTACTTGGTAGTGATAAAACATACAATGTAAAAAAACACTGGAACGATAATTATACAAAAGATGGAATATACAAAATTTCTTATATGGGTAATACAGTGTATAGCATTCATGCGACAGCAGATCACCCATTTTATGGAATAAAACGAAAAAATTTAATTTGTCCTTATAGAAAAAACAATAGATTTTGTAAAGGCATTAACTCAAGAAATAGTGCATATTGTAAAAAATATTGTAAAGAAAAACCAAACATGGATTTAGACGTAATACTATCGGAAAATTTAGAAATAGGAGATTTCTTATATATTCCAAAACCAAAAGATCCAAGAGGAAATAAGTTTACAATGGAAGATATGGAGATTTTTGGGTGGTATTTGGTAGAAGGCTCGTTGACCGTGACAAAAAATGTAGTTTTTAGTTTTGGAATAAAAGATTTAAAATATGCTAAAAGAATAAAAAAATTAATAAAAAAAGGTCATTCAAATAAAATTTCTTCTATTTCACTTAAAAAAAGAAAAAACAAAAATGTATATACCTTATATGTCGGTGGAAGAGATTTTGCAAATTGGATTTATAAATATTGTGGAAGACATTCACATTCTAAAAAATTGCATATAGATGTAATCAATGAATCTAACGAAAAATTAGCTAAACTTGTTGATTGTTTTAGATTAGGAAATGGTCACACTAGAGATAACAATGGTTTAGATATAACTTTGACAACAATTTCAGAAGATTTAGCTTGGCAATTGTGGAATATTCTTCTTAGAATCGGAGAATTTGCTTCAATAAGAAAACAAGATAGATCAAAAATGTCCAAAAATTATAAGATAAATGGACATGTTGTAAAACACAACTATGATTTTTTTGCTATAAATTATAGACCACATAGAAAACAGTTTAAATTCTGTGAAACGGAAAAGGGATATTTTGTTCCAATAACAAAAATAGAATTTGAAGAGTATGAAGGAAATGTTAAAAATTTAACAGTAAATTCAATTGAACATTTAATTAGACCTTGTGGTGTGATAGTCAGCCAATGCCACGATGAGTGGTTCTTCAAACAAGATTCATGGGACATTTCTCAATATTTAGCCGATCATTCTGATGGATATTGGCTTGGTTTTAGAGGTAAATTAAATCTAAAAGTAGGTGAACAAACATATAAAATCTACACGAGACATAAGTATAGAAGACATTCAACCGATAATTTAACATGGGGCATGTTATACAAGTTTAGAAAGTTAAAAGAACCTGTTGATATTATGATGAGCGGTCATCACCATCAACCGACCATAAGAGTAGCTCACGATAGAGGTCAAATAGTTTATTTAGCAATGGGTGGTTCTTATAAACCGTATGATAGGTTCATAGAACATAGAGACATAGATGAAGGCGTGGCTTTAATGCCCGCTTTCTACTTACGTTCTGACAAGCACGATATAACCCCATTTATAGATTTCAGATCAATATCTGATTATCTATAATTATTTATTTTTTCTTAAAAAAAGAAAATATACTTTAAATAACTTAAAAAGAACATGTAGGTATAGGTAAAATGAAAAAAGTTTGCACGAAATATCAAAAAGAATCGACATCTCCACGAGATACCTAAAATGAGTCTTGATATACGAAAATTACGGAAAGAAGAACGGGTAGTCTTCAAACAAATGGTAAAAAAGTATACATCTTATGATAAAATAGATTTATTAATACACAAAACACTTAAATGTATGGGAATTTCTAAAGAAGAATTCTTAAACCGAAAAGAAAAAAAGAGAAAAAAAGAGGATTTTATTAAGATTAACATACCGGATCAAGCCTTGTTTTTTTGTGATGGTGATAAATGTCAATTTGATCCTACTAAATTAGGGGCATGTTAACTACTTCCAAAATCAACAAAAACTATCATTATTTTCTTTTTTTTAATCTTTTTTTATTTTTTAATAAAAAATACTATTAAAAATTTTAACGAGCTGGACTTGTTTTAAAATATAGCTATTAGAAGAAGTTCTATATTATAAAAATATGATAGTTTGGGGATAAAAAAATCATCTTTTTCAAACGGGCTAGCTGAAAATGATATAAGAGATATAACTTTTTCTTCTAAAAACTATATTAAATCTCTTAATAGAATAAGAGATGAGCTATTCATACCACCAAAAATTATCTTCATACCTAACAATTCTGTTATAGATGGTAGATAATTTATCAATTGCTTTTTTTACTGTTGGCTTGTCATAGTCATCACCGCAAATCATACTTCCAACAGGATACCATGCTTTTATATCTTTTAAAACAGATAAGTAATCATGTCTTGCGTCAATATAAATTAAGTCAGTTTTAATTCCCAATTTCTGAAATATAATTCCAACATCCGAGGAGTCGCCTTTAATGGGAATTATTTTATCTTGAAGGTTGCTTCTTATTACATTCGATATGAATTGTTTTTGCGGAAACATGCAACCTCTTAAATTCATCGACCAATTATCAACAGCAAAAACCTTTTCTATTTCATTTTTTCTTGCTAAATGACAAGCGGTAAATCCTACAAAAGTTCCGACCTCCACGATTTTATGAATTGCCCCCGATGAAACTAACCCGTCAAATATATCATTATGATGCGAGAAGTTAACATCATACCAATTTAATTTTTCAGGTGCTTTCTTTGGATATGTTATTATGCTTAATTTTTTTGTCATGTTTTTTATTCCACTTTCCCATTATTACATTAGCTTTGAAACAATGTTGACATGCTTTCCATACCGGTAAATTTCTCCAATCTTTTTTCCAATTAGGTGACATTTCAACGTGAACCGAACTATTAAGAAATTCTCTTTCTACACCCTCTGATAGACAACATCTATATAAATTTTTACCGACAATTCTTACTTGGTGAAAACATTTTTTTTCTACCGCCATTGCCTTTTTTACACTTAAATTGGGATCGATATTTATATCCCACCAACCACCCCATCTGGAAATTCTTACATTTTTTACCTTACTAAATTTTTGTATTACTTCATCATTCCAACCGGGATATTCTGAAATTCTCCAGGTCCAATCAAAAAATGTATCGTGATTAACATACGGTAATAATCTTCCATTTGTTGAAATTACTCTTCTATTTCTTGGCACGCGTTTAAATTTTAATTTAATCATATTAAGAATTTCATCTAAATTAGGATGACAAAGAGGTTCACCTCCTATAATAAGAATGTCTTTTATATCTTCCGGTTTAAAACATTTTAATATATCGTACATCTCTTTTTGGGTTACAAATTTAAAATCACTTGTAGAAATTCTATGACTACAATTCTTACACATTTTATCGCAAAGATGGGTTATTTCAAATTCGGCTTTAGTTATCGGTATTATTCCCACCTCAACTGTCTACTTTTTTCATATCTTTCAATTTTTTTCTTCCACTTTTTTGGTCTATTTGCGTATAAAAAAAATATTCCACCTGTAATCATACACCGGCTCCTGTTGACATTATAATTTTCTTAAAATTTCTTGTAATTTCGGCTTTAGTATGACGACTTTTATTGGATTTAAACATATCAATTCCATAATGATCCAGTTTTGTTCTCTTTGATTTTACCGGTACCACCCATCGAGCAACATTATTTTCTGCTAAAATCAGGTTAAACCAAAACTCATCATCGTATGGAACTCCGTATTCGTCATATTGTTGCCAATTAAATATTTCTTCCGTAAAATATTTTGGCTTTATAAGACAACAATAACCTGTGGAAATAATATCACAACGAACAGGTTTTGATAAACCGTCACCATGAAACCATTTTTTAACCCAACTATTTGGATTATCGTTTACATAAAAATTTCCGGCAGTTGCAATTACTCCGTCTAATTTTTTTTCCCATCTCAATAATGTTTGTATTGTTTCATCATGCCAGATATGATCATCATCGGTAAGAATAATGATTTGTTCCGGTTCATTCCAGTATTTTCTTAGTATAGGCATGAATTTTCTAAGTGCTCCTGTATTCGGAACGAAATGAATTTTAGTTCTAAGACAATTAATGGTTGGTTTTTTATCAAATCCTTCGTCAAGATAAAACGGTTCCTTGCTTATGTAGACATGTATTTCATCCGGTTTTTTTGTTTGGTTATTTAAATTTCTAATTATTTTGCCCAAATTTTTTTCTCTTGCTTTAACTAATGCAAAAGAAACAACAACTTTTCTATTTCCAGTATTGCTCATTTTCTTTAACCCATTTTAAAAGTCTTTTAACTCCTTCATATGGGGAAACTTCCGGTTCCCATTGCAACCTTTTACATACATTTCTAATGTCAGAAATATATACATGTTGATCAAAAGGTCTAACCTTATCAAATTTTAATTTTATTGTTTTATTCATTTCTCTTCCTAGAAAAACTAACAATTCAAGTAAAGACATTGTATTATTAATTCCTCCACCCATTTGCATTACATTTATTCCCGTTATTTTTTTAGTGGCAAAAATTTTCATTGCATTAACTAAATCATCTATATATAATAAATCTCTTCTCTGATTACCATCACCAAAAATTGTTACAGGTTTATCCAAATAGGTTGTTATTACAAAATGTGCAACCCAACCTTGATCTTCTACACCAAATTGTCTCGTTCCGTATATACAAGACATTCTAAGAACTAATACATCAAAACCAAATGAGAAACCATATTCTTGAATATAATGATCGGCACATAATTTAGAACAACCATATGGTGAATGACCTGTTAAATCAGTTGGTCCTAATGCTTCTCCCTTTGATGAAACTCTCTCACCAAAAACCTTGTTTGTTGAGGTAAATATAATAGCGGGTCTTAAATTGGCTTGTCTTGCTGATTCTAATATATTCATTGTTCCTAAAGTATTTGTTCTAAAATCTTCATAAGGTTCATCCATTGAAGTTGTTACCGCCGTTTGACCGGCACAATGAACAATAACATCCGGCATGTATTTCATTACACTAAAACAATCATTAAAATTTCTTACATCGCCAACGACAAAGGTAATTTCATCGTATTGTTCTAAATATTTCTTGTTAATTTCACTACCCGATCTTGACATGTTATCAAATACAATTACTTCCTTACCTAATCTTGCAAATTCTTCGGCGACATGAGAACCGATAAAACCGCAACCTCCCGTTACTAAAATCACTCCGCATTCCCTATCCGGAATTGGTTCCCTATATTTATGAAATTCATTTGTCATTATTTATTTCTCCTATTATGTTTATGTGGAAATTTTTCATTTAATATTTTTAAATTTAAGAAAGGGCATAGCTTTTCATAACCATCCCCTTCTAATATGTTCATAACCAGTAAATCTTCCGGTCTATTTTTAAAGTATTGAAACACTTTATCGTGATAAGTAAGAAAACCTTCTTTATACTTTTCTCTATTAAACCATTTAGAACCATAAAGTATTTCTCTTATATATATTTGTTGGAATGTTAATTTTCCATCCTTTTGTTTTGCTTTTCCAAAAAACCACTTAGCAGATTTAAGCCAATCGTTTAAATTTCTCGTGGTTAATATAAATTTAGAATTAGGATAATGCTTGTCAAGTTTTATATAGTTAATAGAAACAGGTGTATCAGAAATTGCATCATTCTTATCAACAACACTCCATAAGTTGGCTAATTTAGGATAATGGACGGACGTGAAACCTAATTTCTTTAGTGCTTCGTGCACGGAGAGAGTACCTGTTCTTGATAATCCTATACAAAATATTTTGTTAAAATCCTTCGAATTCATAATCTTTATCATCTAAAATTAAATCCGTTGCTTTATTTAATTCTCTTTTAAAAACTTGAGGACTTGCTTTTTCTCTTGCTCTTATTTTATATTTATTTACCAGTTTTGGACTCCATTTTTCTATTGTTTTAACACAAAAATCATAGGCATTATTTACATCATAATTTGAAACGTCATATGTTAAATCCGGAAATAATTGTTCCATTGCTCCGTAAGTGTGGGTACCTATACAAATACAATTATTAAAAAGAGCTTCATAAATTACTCTTCCATAAGTCCATCTAAAAGCAAAATCAATCATTATTTTAGATTTAGAAGCAATTTTATGAAACTTCTTTTGACCATCAAGATTCTTTTTGTTTAATGTTGTATTGAAACCGCATTTATTATTATATTGTCTTGCATAAGAACAATCAATTAATATTCCATGAACATTATAACCAGCAGATTTTAACATCTCTCCTAAATACAAAGTTTTTGTATAATTGTAGAAAAGTCTATCGTCCATCATTAATAAGAAATCAATAGGTTTTTCACCCATTGGTTTCTCATATTTCTTATCGTATAAAACTTGAGGAACTTTATTCACATGATAAGGAAAGAAATTATAATTCATTGGCATTTCCCATAAAAAGTTCTTACATAAATCACTCATCATTTTATAATGAGAAAAGGGTGTTCTGTCCGGATTATTGTCATAATGAGGCATGTTAGTTGCTCCGGTTCCACACGCAAATTTAAGCCAGGTTATATTTGTATTTTTTATAATTTTTTTATAGAAAGGTTTGTATATTTTAAGTCCTCTATCTGACATATGAAAAATGAGGTTTTTATCCTTCCAAAATTTTATTGGCTTAGATTGTGCTTGTTTATAAGTAAGTCTTTTTGCATCTAAAACTTCCGGAAAAATGTTTGAAGGAAAAAATACATCGGGCACTCTACTTGCGTGTAGAGTGACAACAAACCATTTACGAGTCATTACTCATTCTTTTTATTTTTTCTGTTAGTTTTTCTATAAGTCTTTTGTTCTTTTCTCTTGTGTTTTGAATTGCCAATATAGATGCTTGTTTTTCGCTTGTTTTATCACCAAAAGATTGACCTGATCTTAAAGCATAAAGGTAATTTAATAAAACAATCCAACAACTAGGGCTAACAACCCAATTGTTCATGTTTAAAGCCATGATAAACTGTAATAAGGCTATTAATGTTGAAAACAAGAGTGAGCCTATACTTATATATATTGTATCCGTGAATCTAATCTTTTTTGACAGATCAATCACTATTTCCTTCTCTTCCTTTTTTGACATCACTATCATCCTTCTCTTTTTTCCAGAAGTCTAATTTAAAGTCATGGTTTTGATTAGTTGTTATTATTTTCAATTTCATGTTATTTCCTCTTTTTTATTTTCTAAAATTTCCACGCGATTTTCGAGTTCTAAAAACACTTTATAACGCGTGTTTTTAAATGAAACAAAATTAGTTGCTTTTTCTTCCAGTTTTTGACCGCAAGCGAAATCAACTCTTAAATCATCTATTTTCATGTATGAACCATCACTCAATATTGTTCCGTAACATTCAGGGTAATGGTTAAACTTGCAATTTTTACAAACTTCATGTTCTGTCATTTTATATCACCTAAGCAGTTCTGTATAACCTCATCCCATGAACATATAAATTATGTTCACCATCATTTGTGTTTTTCCTCCAGTATACTCTTATAACATCTCCAGCCGTTGCAGAAATACTAGTTTCTATTGAATCACTTTTAACATTGGTAGTAATGGTAGAAATATTTGCAGTATCACCATTAGCTTGATTGTACGTTGTTGACTGAACTCCAACATATACTAAACCATGTATCGTGATAGGAGCATCATCGGCATGAAAAATAAGTTGCACGGAATAAGTTCCCGATAATGGAACAATAAATGTTGCCGATATACCTGCATCGGTATCTGCAGTAGACACAGAAAACCAACCTTCCGTGTTTGAAACAAAACCATTATATGGTTCCATGGTTATTGGTGCAACATTCTTTTCTACCGCACTGACATCAATACCGTCAACATTTCCGCTTACCGTTATGTTTCCATTGATTGTTAATCCCGCAAAAGTTGGACTTGCATCACTAGTTACTGATTGACTTATATATGTATGAGAACTTCCACTTGAACTGGCATGTGAATCGGTGTAACTATTTGCTGATGCTTCCGTTGCGTCTGCATATGCCTTAACATTACCTTGAGTACAAAGTTTAGTGTCGGAAGTTCCTAAATTATCATTATTTTCTATTTCCGTTACTCTTGCTCCGGTACCAAATCTAACACCACTATTATTAATGTCTATTCTTGCCGTTCCGTTAGTTTCAAAACTTATAGCATCGGTTGTAAATGATACAAGAGTATTTGTATTACCACTATGAATTATATCATCAGCGATAGTAACATTTGCAAAAGTTGGACTTGCTGTATTCGTGACATTTTGATTTATATAAGTGTGACTTGCTCCTGTACTTCCTTCATGGCTCGTTAAGTTTGATTGAACAGTATCAACCTCAGTTTTTCTTGCAGAATCATTATCGTTTGACGGAGCGGATAAATTTATAATCTTACCGGCAGAGTTCATATCAACAGTTCCAGCAAGAACATTACTTTTATTTCGAGCCTGTTCTAAACTAACTTGATGTGGATTACTAGTATTTGTTGTATGAGAATTAAATTCATCATATCTCATTGAATCTCCGGAAGTAGTTCCCGCCACAAGACCCGTAATTTTCTTAGAATTCATGTCAAGATTTTCGTGAAAATCCACTGCTCCGGAAACATCAAGAGTACCATCCACATCCGTGTTATCAAGATTTGTTGTTCCATCAACATCTAAATCTCCAAGAATGTCAACATTTGCTTGTATGTTTAATCCATATATATTTAATATGTTGTTTGTTTGTCTAAATCTAATATCATAAGGAGTTCCGCTTATATCTTGAGCAATTAAGACGCCGGCTTTAGCTGTTGATTCTATTCCCGTTGCGTGACCAATTCCAGACGAATCTATATAAAGCCACTCGTCATTACTAAGAGAAATGGATTGTTGTTCTACTTTAACAACTTTTCCATTCCACATTATATAACCGTTATTTAGTGTTCCACCCGAATGAGAACATCCTTCTATTACAAATCTCGGTAATAACAACATTCCTAAAATTTTATGTATCATCCATTGTATTCCAGGAATTCCATCACCGGCGTTTTGTGTATATTGTAATATTCGAGGATCAAATCTACCGGGTCTTTGTTGCTGACTAACATCATTCATATCCCTATTATATTTATTGCTTGTCATTTACATCACTTAAATTTTTTCTCAATTCTTTTAATTCGTTTTTTTGTAAAGCAATTTCTTTCTTAATATCTTTTACTTCCTTCATATATTTATGTACTAGATATCCCTTGTATGCTCTTTCAGCTTTCTCCTTCGAATCATACATGCATTTCCCGTTACCAATTCGATATTTTCCGTTAGGACATTTATGTACTGGCATTTTATAATTCACCGAATTTCCATTTAATTTCAATATCTTCGTCAGATACTAACGGATCGTCTATATAGACTCCCGTTGCTCCACAAAACCCACTACCATAAATAGCGACCCTACAAAGCATTGAATTCGGTTTACTAGCTTCGTGATAAGATGGATCATGTGAGGGACCTGAACTACCTAAGAATAAACCAAACTCTCTTATTTTAACTCCTGTTGGTAAAGTACCAGGAACATTAAAACGACCTGTAAATTCAAGGGTTTGATCTCTTCTAGTTACATTTAACTGTATTCTTGTACCTACTTCATTGGATAGTGTTGAGTCTTCCGGGCTTACCAACATCGTATCGGTAATTGGATAATCACAACTACCACTCGGTACACCAAAAGTTCCAACTGCTCTTTCCGATGAAGAATTATTAAACATACAAGTTCCTGCTGCACCGTATCTGGGTTTAGTCCATAAACCTACATTTCCCGTTCCATAATTACCGGGATCTTTTGGATTATGCCAAGTCTTTCTGCCTCCTAAAAAGTCTAATATATATTCTTTTCCATCATCAACAAGAAGATTTGGAAACTCTCCCCAAACTTTTTTTTCATATTTCTTATTTCCTTTAATTATTTCTACTTTACCTTCTAATCCAAATAATTTCATTTTTAACAAACTCCACTTACATTTGTGTTAAACAGTATGTCCGGCAAAAAGTAATTATACAATAAACCAGAAATACCACTTAGACAATCTAAATGATTCAAACCCCAACCCCAAGGATATAAGGTTTGCCAATTCTTATTTTTTGTATAACCAATAACATTTGTTATACCAAATCCATCTATAAACCCCGTGCCGGTGGTGGTGTTGTGGAATTTAATATAACCTACATTTCCCGAAGTGTTACCACTCGAAAGAAGTGTTTTATTTATAAAAGTTTTTCTATCGGAAGCATTCTGATCATAATAGATACTTATATGAGAATCGTTATCCGGAAAAATATTAAGAAGAGGTTTGCTTGAATCAACAAATCCGCTTTGTGACTGATTATATTCTACCCAATACAATTCCTGTAATCCTGTAGTTAAAATACTACATCTTAATGTTGAACTTTCTGGATGAATCCAAAAATCTACATGACCACTATCGTATGTTCCAACCATATAACTCATTGATGAACCATTGCCTTTTAATCTTGCGACATGCCTAAATCTATCGTTAGCGTTGAATATATCAACCGCTCCACTAGTCTGCCAAATTCCCGATAACGCAACACCTGAACTTTCGAAATTATCCACTGCTTCAATCCATCCGTTATAACATCTAAATCTACTATTCCAATCATCATAATTGTAACTTAAACTTCCCATTTCCCAAAATTTTTTAGTTAATATTTTTGGTTTTACCTTCATTGCTAATAATCCTTGTTCAAGAAAATCATCAAGGTCACCGATTTGTTCTATTCCATAAAATCCTACAAATACACTTACACCTGCTGGTGTAACACTTCGAGCAATATATTCAGCTAAATCGGTATCTCCTGCTTCAAACGGAGCACCTAAAGTGGATGTTAAGGGTAGATTTATTTGCCAGTGAGGCATTGAATGATGATATCTTTCCGTTATAATAATATCTTCTTTTCTTACATTATAAAAATGTGCAAACATTCTTTTTATTTCCGAAATTGTGGGAGTAACCCACCATTTCTGAGTCCAACATTTATTTACAAATTCCCATATCTTAGCATTTTGAGCATTAGTTACGGGATAATCAGAAAACTTTTCTCTTGTTAATCTTACATCATAACCTTTATCAATTTGAATGCTTTTTTCAGCATTATAACCGCTATAACCATAAGAAAGACATTGTGGACAGGTATCACCTGTATTCGGGTCAATTCCAGTTCCATTACAATATGGACAAGTTGTTGGTGCTAACCATATAGAATTTAATATTTTTTTAATCATGTTGTGAATTTTATACATTCCTAAAAGCCAAATTAATTGACTACCAACACTAGCTAATACATAAAATTTTACCTTTCCGCCTTTTTCACCGAATATGTCAACATTGGCGGTTATATCGGTTATTTCATATATCTTATTACCTAAACCGGAAATTAACCAACATGCACTTTTTCCTGTAAATCTGGGTATTTCCAGGTATGCTTGAACTATTTCGGAACCTTTTTCATAAACATCTTTTGTTAATTCCATGCCAATTTGAGTCCACGTTTCGGTTCCTGCCTTTTCAGCAACCCTACCATATATTGTTAATGTTAAATTATTTTCTCTTATTTTTTCATCAACAATTGCTATAACAGGTCCTGGAGCAGTAACACTATCATATAAAGAAACATTCTTTTTTATGAAACCCTCTGTTCTACTCCATTCGGCAAGTTCAATTATATTTGTTCCAGCATGAGGCGTTTGTTCTCTAACCCTTTTAAATGCCGTGTTCAAATAATAATCAATTTGGTCTCTAATATCCATTTTATCCTATTCCTCTTTGGAGGTTTCTGGTTCCCAAATCAGGTATTTCATCATCTGCTAAATACACATCTTCTTGTTTCCAAGTGTCTTGATCCGATCTTTTAATGTATAGTTCTTTTTGTCTCCATACGTTTGGATGTTTCATTATTTCGTATTCAATCCGAGAATAAATAACATTATCTCCTGTTTGTAAAGATTCAAGATAAGTTTCTATATTCGCTATTACATCTTCTCTTACCGTAGCAAAATCAGATAATTCGGTTATATATATAATACCTTTTATATCTATATTAACTTCTTCCGATTCTAAAATTTGGTATTGAATTCCAACTGGACTAAGACCTCCACCATCAACATAATCCAATTGAGATTCTAAAGTATTTTTTAGATTGTCAAAACCAAAACCATCTTGTGGCGATAGTATAACTGTATACCCTGCACCGTTATACCAAGTTTTGAACATTAAATCAACACCGGTTGATTGTTCCTGTGCAACGCCAGAAACATATTTATATAAACTATATCTTGAACTCTCCCCGCCATATCCTTCAAGACTTGTTCTAATTTCCCAGTAGTTTGAATTAAAGTCTATTCCGGTAACACCGTCTTCCGGTGGATGACACCATAAATCAAACCTATAAGTTCTAGTTTTATCTAATCCGTTATATTTTAGATCAAGATTAATATCTTGGAATCCGGTAATTCCTGGAACTAAATCAACTTCCTCTATTAATGCATCATCCAAATGTAAGCCGGTTGCTACTGTATTTAATCTAATACCACATTTCAATCCAGGCGGTGCATTAATTGTTCTTCCACTTAATGTTATTCTACCTAAAGATAATACTAAATCTCCCGGTACAAAAGATTGACTCCAAACTATATCATAAGAGTCAACCCTTTTTGTTGCTCCTGTATTTGGAGAATCCCAATTTAATACCGAAGTTTGGTCAACGCCCTTATTTTGATAAACTTTTACAGCTCTAACGCCCTCTATATTAGAAGCTAAGTCTCTAACTTTTCCAAGGGTGAAATTTCTATATCTCGCTTCTAATTGTCTTGCCCTATAATTATCATCCGATTCTTTATCAGCACCGGAAGTTATGTCTTCACTATTTGTAACTGTTAGAAATGGATATGTAACGCTATTAGTTATTTCTCCAACTTTAGCATTGCTAACAATTCCAGAAGCAACTGAAGTGACTTCAACTCTCTTTGTAACCTGACCCTCAACTTCAACATAATACCCTTCATTCTCAATTATATAACCAGAACTGGTATTAAGCCAATGAATATTATTGTGATATGTTTCATCAAATTCCCAAACATTATCTGTAATTGGCGTTAAATTTTCCTTTAGTATTTGGGTAACACTTTCAACATAAGGATAATCACTGGAAAAGTATTCATATGATTCTCCGGTTTTTGTTTTTGTTTGTTTAATTCTATATGGAATATAACTGTCGTCATCTGCTAAATAACTATTAAGAGAAGAACTAAATTCTGCTCCTTGTTGAATTAATATTGGTGCTCCATTAATTGTTGCAGTACAATCAACATATCCCTGAGCATGCGTTGCTCCTCTTCTAGGCATTCCATTTTCTATTCCGTGCTTGTCAAGCCAATTACCAACAGCATTTCTTATAGACATTTGTTCGGATGCTGTTTCTAAAAGAGTTTCATAATAAAACTCATCAAGACTATGAATTTTCATTTGTTGCCAAAGCCAAGAACTAGGTGTAAAATTAACAACATCAAATATATCTTGAGCTTTTTCTTCATAATCCTCTATAATTTCCTTTGCTGAACGCGGGGTAAATCCATTATCGTTATATGGCATTTGGCACCCCCTCTTCTATCATTATTAAATCTCCTAATTTAGATTGAACTGACATTTTAAGATGTAATTGTTGACCGTCCCTCCAAGCTTCAATTGAATCTATTGCATAAATCAATCGTTCCTTAGCAGGATTAAGAGCATCCGCCAACAAACTCTTAACAACTTCTGTTGGTGTTCCGTTACTATTCATCTTTATTGCTTCTCTTAAATCAAAACCATAGTATAAATTCCATATTTCTGAACCTGTTTGCGTGTTCAACAGATTGTCTATAATTTGATAAAATGCGTATTTATCTTCCACCTCTATGTAATCACCACTCTCCAAAATGGGATCACCTGTTCGGAGATCTAAAAGAATTCCGGGCATTTTTTATCATTCCTCTTACTTGTCATTTTTTTTCTTCCTTAACCTATTATTGTTTTTAAAGTTTATAAAGTTATGTATTTTTTAATGTCAAAATTATTTGCATTTAATCTTCCTCATTTTCCATTTACTTTTCCTATACTTGCTGTTGCTACTCCTAACACTTTTCCTATGCTTGCCGATGCCACGCCTAAAACTTTATGATCGTATCCGGTTGATGTTGAGGTATAAGTCACTATGACATAAACAACATCAAGATAGTTTCCATCGTTTTTATCCGTTGCATCACAATAATACTGAACTACTAAACTATCTAAAGCAGATTGTGACCAAGAACCATTAAAAGAGTTACTACACCATTTAAAACTAGCTATTGTTCCTAATGAAGTTTCTTGTGCGGTTTCTCCTATACCTCCTACTATTATCTGAACTTCCGGATGATGACTAGAATAGACTCCACCATAAGTCCAAACAGTGATATTAGTTACTTCATCAACATCATCAATCGTATCCGGAAAAGTCATGGCAATAAATTCATTATTATCATCGGTATAACCGTTCCAAGTATCACCACCACCTGCATTTGGTTGTGTTACTGCTTCATCTACATATGTATGATCACCATAACCCCATTGATTTACCGATGTACCGTTTGGTCTTAAAGGGTCACTAACAGTCATGTTATATCAACTCATTTGTAACTTCATTTTTTCCGAAAGTCGTTTTGAAACCTATTTTTCCATATTCTTCTATAACTATTTTCATAAATTCGGAGAATCCAATTTTGCCTATACCAATATTAGCTTCATTCATTTGGATTTCATCATCACTTCCGTAATAAATTGCAAGTTTTTTTATTGTTCTTGTACTTAAATATTCTTTAGCGTGTTCGGCCATTAATCTTACAGCTTCGGGATAATCTTCTAATTCTGCCTTTATAGTATACGCTATTAAATTTATGACACCGTTTAATTCTTTATATCCTTTTATTAATTCAATTTTATCCGATTCATAACGATAATAGTGACAATCGGTTTTTCTTTCAATAATATTCAAATATATTTGTCCAGTTTTATTAATTCCACACCCAAAATTTTCTCTCAAGGAAGCCATTTCATTAAAATCTTCTAATGTAATCATTTCTCTCCACATTTTAAGCCACCTCCACCCAACAAATGTCTTTTACTAATACAGTGTTAGCATCTACTGCTACACCAACACATTGAACCAAATCTCCGGTAGCATATGCACTTATATCATCGGTTAATGCACCATTATCACCTACATAAATAGGATCACCTGCTGACCAATCCCAATCATCTTCTCTTACGGTTCCTAATATTAATACTCTACCCGTCCCCACTGATACGCCAATAGCTAAATTAATACTATCCTTGTCACAAGCAGCCACTGTATTATTAGCACTAATATAAACTGCTTTACCATAAGTTTGTGTATTAGTAAGCGTGATGATTGTTCCACTATATTTTCCATCAGCACTAAGAGTTCCGTCTACTATTAATCCGTAATTTTCAGCCGGTAATATATCTTCGGTAATTATATTCTCTGTTAACGTTAAAGCATGTGATTCCACATAGGCATGTGCTTCTGCTTCAGTACATAAACTAGACACATCTTTACCATCAACATTACCAACATTAGTAATATTATGCGTGCCCATGTTAAGATCGTTTTCTAGTGTAAGAGCAGTTTCTTCCACATAATCATGGGCTTCTTCTTTAGTGTCGCCGGCATTGTCATCTACATATTTCTTAGTAGCTGCATCTTGGTTGTCATCCGGATCTCCTACACCCGTAATTTTATACGTGCCCATGGCTATATTACCATCCGGAGTATTCCATTTATTTAATTTAAAAGCATCCACTTCTGCTTCTGTATAAACATCGGCATTAGGAATTAAAATCCACTTGTCATCTGCCGCTACATATTTAAAATACGAACCGTTTGTATTGGGTCCTATTTCATCTCCATCATTTGGACTAGTCGGAAAGAATCCCATCTTATTCCTCCAATTCTTCTAAGAATAAATTTATGTTTTCTAATTTTTTTAATTCCGATTGTAAAACTCTTAAACTTCTCTTTAAATTTGGAATACTTTCTTTAATTTCTTCAATTCTTATATTGTTTTCTTCTATTTTTTTATTTATATCTATATTCATTTTAATAACCACTCGTGTTTGAAAATTTTGCATATTTAATTCTCATGTATCTAACATAAATTGTATCGGCAATTACCGGATCAAAACTATGAAATGCTCTACCGTATATTTGTATCAAATCATCAGGTTCTACACTTATATCTTCTGTTTCTGATGTATAAGAAGATGATGCAGAAAATTGTGTGCCAATCAAAACACCGTTCTTATATACAACGGTTTGTGCAGAAGTTGCATCTGCTTCCGCTTTATGTTCCCAATATACTCTAATATTGCCTTTGATATGGGAAACTATTTCTTTAACTTTAACATAAGAGATGGAAGTTTTGCTCCTCTCCGTATCATTTGAATGAATTAAATCATCAGATTCTTTAAAGAAGGTGGATTTATCATTTATTTCATCATCTACATATTTTTTAGTAGCAGCTTCTTGATTTGACGTGGGATCCACGACATTGGTAATTTTATGGGTGTTCATGTTTAAATTTTGAGTAGCCGTGTGATTTCCGAGATTATCCGTCTCACTTGCTACTGCACCCATTACACCAACTTCTATCCACGCTTCTGCTTCTCCATTGTATCTATAAAGTGAATCATCATCTTCATCATAGTGAAAATCACCTTCACTCGGTGTTGTCGGAAATGTTGAAGATTGTTCATCAAATCTATCTATTATATTATTGACTTCAGTTTTTGTATAAATATTGGTGTCGATTTCTGTTTCGGTATAATATCTTGTATCGTGAGTATGAGAATCGTTTGCTACTACCATGTTTTCGACACTTCCGGATATATCACCACCCAAAGCTGCACTGACCGCTAAAATTGCTTCCGAATCGGTATATTTAGACATGTTAGGTATATCATTAAACTGTAAAGTAGAAAGGTCGTGGTAATCTTCTATAACTCCCCCATCATGTGAATCAAAATCACTTTTAAAACTTGATATATCAACACCATCAACATTACCGACATTAGTTATAGCATTTCCTCCACAATCAAGCTGTTTCGCAAATATAACTTCATTATTATAAAGATTTATATAGTTTACATCTTGTAAATCTAACATCAATTTTGTGTATCCCTTCACTCTCAAATAATATTGAGATGCATCATAATATAATCCAATTTTATATAAAGTTCCACCATCTGTACCATCTGATGAAATTCTTGCAAGGTATCTTGAAGTATCATCATGGTAAACTGTTCCTACGTTTTCTATATCGTTATCTCCCAAATCTAAATCTTTTTCTAATGTAAGTGCGTTTGCTTCTACATAAGCATGTGCTTCTGCTTCCGTGCATAACCCAGACACGTCCTTACCATCCACGAGACCAACATAAAAAGGAGCATTTGGTGGGTAAGTAGATGTATTACTTGCATCAAATACTAAGCTTCCACTTGGGGTGCTAGTAGACCAACCTGCTGTTAAATCATCGGTTCCTAATATTCCATTAACGTTATAACTATCATCTTGACTTTGGTTACCTCCTCTAATAATAACTCTAACTTGGAAAACAACATAACTTTCATTGTTTTTAATATATATATTTTTTCTACCGGAAACATCATAAACAACTATTAAAGGTCTTGAAGAATTCCAAGCGTCTCCTATATAATACCATTCATAACTAAAACCCGATCTATTTCTAAACATGTAAACTTGTTTTACCGGATCGCTTGTCCAATCTTGACCGAGTATTTCGACATAAACCATGTCGTATGTTCCAGAACCACTTACCGGTAAAGTACAAAGATATTTATATTCCGGTATTGATGGTGTGTTTCTACTTTCAAAACGATAATCATAATCTGATGGTATTGATGGTTTTCCGGTAAGTTCCGAATAAGCTACTTGTCCCCAAGCAGGATATGTTGCTCCCATTTTAAGAACATAATTTTCTGTTCCCGGTGTTAAATAATCCCAATCAGAAACTCCTCCATAAATTAATCTTCCGGCGGAATAACCGCCAATATCCGCTAAATCTAAATCACCGCTATGCGTGTCAAAATCGTGATTGGTGTTTGCCTTATTACCGAGTTCGCTATTTATCTTGTTTGAAGACCATAATTCCGTGGTAGAAGTTCCGGAATCATTAATTAACCTATGTTTGGTTGCTTCATCATCATTAATGTTGCTATGAGCAATGGTCGATTCTAAATTTCCAAAAGTAACAGCTTTCTTAACATAAGAAGCACCGGAATCTTCTATAACAAATTCATCATTACTTACCGGTGTTGTTTTTGGAGTTATTGACGTAATCTCATTAGCAATATTATCGTGAATGGCATTCGTGTCATTATGATTTAAATCTGATATATCCGATTCTTGTAATTGTGCCCAACTTATATCTGAAGCACCTGCTTTTAAGAAATAACCATCCGTTCCCTTTGCTAAAGCTTCCCAATCACTACTACCCCCTTTTATGATAGAACCATGTGCATATGAACCTAAATCTGTTAATGGTAAACTACCCGTGTGTGGACCACTCGTACCTAAAACATGTGCCTCTGGTGTAAACTCAGAAGGTACACCGGTAAGTTCCGAATAAGCTACCTGACCCCAAACTACATCAGAATTACCTGCTTTTAACACGTATGTTTCTGTTCCTAATGCCAAATTTTCCCAGACCGATGTTCCCCTATGGAGTATATCTCCTTGAGTTACACTGGTAATGTTAACATCGGTTAAACCATTCAAATCTAAAGAACTTTCTCCACCATTATAAAGAGAAAACCATAAACCTGATACTTCGTGCCAACCCCAAACACCGGAAGCATCAACTCTTATTCTATTATGATCCCATAAACCAATTTCTACTTGTTGAGAAGCAGGAACCCAATTTTTTGTTTTAACAGCAAATGACATGAAAGGGTCTCCTTGATCTACATCATTCGGCATTTTCTGATTATCATAAACGCCTGATGCAAAACCATTCATGTTCATATAAAAACCCATGTGAAAACCCGTCGGATTATCATAATTTGATTGACCTTTCATATACCAAGACATTTTAAGTCGCCTTCGTTTTTGTAGTTATTCCACCAGTTGGTATTGCTTGTGATGGAGGTCCTGGAATTGCTGGTCCAACAGGCACCTTATGGGTGTGTGTATCTAAAGCAAGAAAATTATTTCCACCCGCTAAATTAACCATTGTTGCACCTTCACCAATATTTACAACTCCCGCTGTATTTATTGTTATTGTACCAATTTTTAAACCACCTGCACCATCACTAATTTCTATATCAATACTAGCGTTATCCTCTCTTGTTTTTATCTTTATTGCATTATCGGCATAAAAATTTATCTGTCCTACATCATTATTAGCAATGATTTGATATTTTCCAATTCCATTTCCATCCGGTTCATGTCGAGGATCAACATAAAAACATCCGCCAGATAAGAGATACATTCTCGAAACATCCGTTTGAATCATAAAATCTCCACTTTTGAAATACATGTGATTAACATTTGTTAATCCCGTATCGGTTGGTGTTTCAGTTGGTTCGGTTATTTTTTGCTTGTAAACAATTCCATGTTCAGATTCTATTATCCAATTTGCATTTTCATCATCAAAATAAATTTCTCCTTTCGGAGTCTTGAGCCTAAAATCTTTTGGATTTTTTATGGGAATAACAAATCCCTCATTGCCATCTCCAAAAACATAAGGACCTTGAACTGTATTCTCAATCCTATCATCAGGCATCAACATTATAAAGTTTGCAGGTGTATCAGGTACCGGGTATTGTATTCCTTCACCACTTCCTAAATAAGGAGAAGTTCTTCCTATTTTACTTAATACATAAGAAGGATCGGTCACGTTTAAAACTCTTCTTCTCGGTATTTTTTTTGCAATTTGATTTATATCCTTTTCATATGTAATTTGTTCTATATATTTTTGATCGTATTTATCTTCTTCATCATCTTCAAAATTGTGAACTATTGCTCCTACTTTTATTTGTTTGAATAATTTCTTATGTGAAAACCTAGCGTATGCCTCAGAAATTTCTTTATCTCCCTCTAAGCTATCAACAAAAACATCTCTTGTTATTTTTTCTCCAATCGGTACAAAACAACCGATAGTTTTATCTCCATTTGCTCCTACTTCATGCCTGACCCAAACACATCGTAATTCAGTCATGTTTTGTCCTTCTCTTAGTTGATAATAATAAAGAACATCAAGTGGCATTCCGTGTGAATAAATCTTAACAGTGTGAGGTGTTCTTACTATTTTAACAACCTCATTACCATCTATCATATCAGTTGCATTTAATTCTTCATAAGTCCAAAGTTCCGGTCCAACATATAAAGAACCATTCTTAACCGACCATTCTAAAGCATTTTCATTTGTTACATAATCAATAAAATCATAAACAGTCCAATCCGGTTCAAAAGCAAAATTAGGATACTCAAACTTGGTAGATTTCTTATCTTCATCAAAATGTTCCATAAAAATTACCGGTAATAAACCGGTATTCACAAGAACTTCATATAATAATTTTTGTGCATCCCTATTTTCATCATAAGGAAGTGAGTATGTTCGTGACATAAATACCGCAGTTCTTAATAATGCATATTCTTCTTGAACTGCAAACAAAACCTTTCTTGAAGAGTTATAATCATCATAAACTGTAACAACCCTGTATTGATCTTGATGATACACCTCATCTTTATCACCGGTAAGATATAATCTTAAATCTAATGAGTATTTAGAAAAATTATAGCTTTCCATGTCTTGATGAAAGTACCAAAGCATAAAATCAGGCACTCCGTACATGCCGCTAAATACAACTATATCATCGTGGTATCTACCATCGGCATTATCAAAACTACCAACAAATGTTAAACTTTCATCATCAACATCGAATGGGGAATAAAATCTTATCGCCCATTTTGCTAATTGCGTCATTTAAAAAATTCCCCTTGTATATCTTGAACCATGTTAATATTATTTGTATAAGCACCAACTACATTATTCATAAATTTATTATTTATACTTCTTATATATTTTCCTGCTTCCGGTATATTCATGCCGTAAGACGGTAACAATTCAACAGTTGCTTTTATCATCGATTTATAAAGTGGGTGTGCCGATTCCTCTTGTTTGTAAACAACTTTCGTTTTTATCTTTTTACCTCTAGTGGGAAAGATCATTTTCTTAAATTCATATTTCGGTTCCGGATCGTATTTCCTAAAGAATATCGTGTATTCGATTTGTTTCTGACCCGTTCTATCAACCGATTGTCTCCAGGAATATGTTTCAATATACATTGATAAATATATACGATGTTTTGTAATTACCGGAAATGTTAGATGTCTATCGTGATATCCTTCACTAATATTTTTTAAATCAAATTCTTCCCATGCTTGATTATTTGCTTCAACCCTTTTTGCCACATCAATAATTGCCTGTGTTCCATCAGGTCTAGTGACTACAGCAGCACCCTTATTAACCGGTAAGTTCTCAATTTGGGAAAAATCTGTCCGATATTGATATTTTGGATGTTCGGCAACATTTGTTTGTTCTTTTAATAAATCAATTCTTGTGCTTGAGCCGTATAAAAATAATAAATCAAGCATATTAAGAAAAATGAATCTATTAGGACCGTATGCCTTGCCAACTATTCTTAATGATTCATTTCCTCCGTCTTGGTGTGCTAAAAATATTCCTCCATTAGCCCTATATCTTACATCTCTATCGGAAATACCGTGACTTAGTTCTTCTACTGTTCCTAATGGTATACCGCCTATTACAGCAGACGGTTGAATGTCATCTAAATTTCCGTAATAATATCTTGCTAAACCGTAAGTTAATGCTATTCCATTTAAAATAGATACCTGTGAACCATAACCCAGGACTTTATTCATCGTGTAAGCACTAAGTACTCCTCCGGCAATACCAGTCATTGTTCCTAAACTGGTCATAATTAAATTGTTTTGTAAGCTCATGTTACTAAACCTCCTAACGCTAACATAAATGTCATGCCTACATCTACTGCATCAACATCATAATAATTTTTAATCTTCCAATTCTTATTATCAATGAACCAAGTTTCTTTACCCATCCTGAATAATCTATACATAAAATTTATTGCATAATTTAAAACTTCTTGTACTTTTGTTTCTTTTTTTAAACCATAAAATGTCTTTTCGGCATTGGCTAAAAATTCTGTCGGTTCACTATAAGTTCTTAATAATAAATCATATTCTATTGTATCTTTCTTTCCTTTAGTGGTTTCTGTGAATGAAAATGTTTCTATATAACAATTTGGGATTATTTCATGTTGCAAAACGACAGGAAATGTTATATGTTTCTCAAAAGCGGGAGCCTGAACTACTACATCATTTATTTTTTGCATACTCATTACAGGTCCTGCAGTTTCTCTAAATATTTCAACATCTAATTTACTTGAACCTAAACTGGTTACAATTGGAGAGTCCCAATCAAATAATTGCATATATCTTTGAGTTAACAAAGAAAGTACCCATAATGAAGTTAACCATATATATCGTCCGGGACCGGTCAATTTCCCCGTTATCTTAATTGCATCACTTCCACCTGCCTGTTGATGAGCTAAGAAAATACTTCCTATGGCTCTAAATTTTACAACCTTGTTTGAGTGAGCAACTTCTATATTTTGTATTGAAGTAGGATGTTCAGTACCCATACAACCTAATGGTAAGAAACCAACAACGCATTCATTTTCTAAACCCGCTACAAGAGCACCGGCAGATAATATCAAGTCAAGACTTAGTTTTAATTGTTCTAATGGTGTTAAAGCATATAATTTCGCTTTTAATTCTTTACCCGTCTCTAATGCGTGTTCTTTTAAATTATTCCAATAATCATGTAATCTTTGTTCGAGTGCAGCTTTTGCGTTTGAAATAGGATTTTGAAATAACTGATCCCATGTTAAACCAACATCTTCAATTTCTTGCGGTTCTTTTTGTTCTATCCATTTATTTATTTCTACAATAGCATTGCCGTACTTAAGCCTTTGTTTTAAAGCTAATATTTGTATTCTTGAAACATTAAAATTAGGTTCATTTTCCAAAGCATTAAGTAAAGCTTTTAATGTTTTATATTTACTTGTTCTAACCTGACCCGTTCCATATTCATTATAAGTAACCCAATGAGGACCACTAGCTTTTAGGATGGTATCTATTAACCAATCAGAAATTTCAGTGGATTTGGAAACACTAAAACCTTGTCGTCTAAAACCAGCAAGAATTCTCATCCTAAATTGTAATTCACTTATTGGCGCCATTAGAGAGTTCCTCTTCTTTTTTTTGCTTTTTCTCTATCATCATCTAAAGTTCTTTGTGCTTCGTCTCCTCTCGGATTAATATCATCCAAAGAATCTAATGCATCATCTAACTTCTCGTTTATTGAACTTAAAGTTCTTTTAAAATCTTGTCCTCTTAATTCAATATTTTCCCTTCCTCCCAAGTATCTTTGTTTTTCCTCTTTTTCATAAGTTTCCATGGCGTCAAACAAATCACTCGATGTCATTGTTCTTATTGATTCCCTTGCCTTTTCGGTCGATTCTCCTTCCAATTCTTCCATTGTTTCCGGTTTCGTGAGAACGTTTAATATTCTATAAAGTTCATTAAACTCTTTATCAAGATACATTGTTATTTCTTCATTTACTCTTTCAGCAACCCGTTCTTCCATATCCGGAAATTTCTTATCCAGCATCTCTTTAACAACTCTTTGCCATCTCCTCTTCTTATTAAATTCTTTGAGATCCCTGTCTATGTCTATGATTGACATTTCCATGTTGAACAATCTATCATCTTTCATTTTTATTGTTCCCCATCTATAATACCAGTCCCGTCTAAATTCTTCAAAAATTGTATATGTAAGAGCATTATTAATCACTTCTTCTATCTGAACAAGTCTATTATCTAACTCTTCAATTTCATCTTTTATTTTCATTTCCACTATACCGGTAAAAGCATCAAAATCAGTATCTGATATAGTAACAATCGGTTCATCGCCAAGCGGTGCTTGTTGTATTATTTGCGTAACATCTTTTTGTTCTTTTATTAAATTCTTGAGATTTATTTCACTTTCTTCCACCTGCTTTAAAACTCTTGAAAAGAATTCTTCCATATCTAATGGGATTACTTCAGCAAGTTCTTTCAAGTGTTCGGATATAAAATCTTTTAAATCATCAACATTTATTTTAGGATTCTTAAGTTTTTCCTCAATAATTTCTAACATTTCTTTAACTTCCGGTTCAAAACTTTTCTTATTCTCTATCAACTTATTAAGAAGTTCTGTATTACCGGTAATTAAATCTTTATAATCAATGTCTTTAAGAAGATTCTTTATTGTTGTTATTGTTTTTCCATATTTTTGCATTAAATTTCTTACAGATTTTATTTGTTTGGTTAAATTATCCTCAACACCTTCACTACCGGACGTAATTATATTTTCTAAATTATCAAGTATTTCCTTAACTTCCGGCTCGAATTGTTCCTTATTTTCTATTATTTGTTCTAATAATTGTTTATTATCTCCAATTAGTTCATCAAAATTAAAATTTTTAACAACATTCTTTATTTCGGTTATTTTCTTATTGTATTGTTGCATTAACTTTCTTAGGCTTTTTATCCTTTCTTCTATATCATCAAAAAGACCAGGTTCAAGTTTAATATTCTTTATTTGTTCAATTATATAAGAAAGTTGACTCATTACATCCACTTTAATGTAATTATCAATTTCATTTAGTTTTGTTCTATAAGCTTCTAAATGAGCAGCTATGTCAGTATCAAGAGCCATGACAAAACCATCAATAATTGCAGCAATTGCATTATTTATTATATCATCAATAAATGCTTTAATATCTTCTGCTGTTTGCGGTATTAAATCCTGTAAACTTCTACAACAATCCCTTATATTATCTAATCTTGTTAATAATCCTCTCCAAGCTTGTTGAGAAAACCAACTTGGCATGGTAGCCTTAATTTTTCCTCCGGCTTCCTGTAAATCCCTTAACATTTCATATAAGGACATTAAATTAGAACCTTGTTCAATTCTTACCGCTATTAATAATTCATCTATTGGAGCGCTCATTTATTAAACCACCTAATATATCACCAAGTTTCATAGTATCCCCAGATTTAGAGATAGAATGTTTTGGCTTTATTCTTTTTTGTTTTTCTAATTTTGATAAAATAAGAAAATCTCTCTGAAGTTTTGTTAATTTAGATAATTCTCCTAACGGAACATTTAAATTAAAAACTATTGTAGCAACATGCCTTCCTTCTTTATCTCTTATTATTTCCTCAATAATTTCTTTTGGTTGATATGAAGCACCATAAATGTGTCTTGCCATTTCATGGACATGTTGCATTGTTTTAATATCATCAAAAGAAAAAGAATCGTCTTGGAAGTCTTTCATTCCGTAGTAAACAACCCAATAATCAAGATTATCGAAATAATTTCTTAATTCAGCAAGTAGATTGTTGTCGTATGTTATTTCTTGACTTCCTTTAATTATATCCATTTTTAGTTTGAAAAAAATTTCAGCCGTTTCCTTCTTAGCTCCTTTCAAAGCATTATAGAAACACTGATCTAGTTCATAACTAGAAATAGGTCGGAGAGGTAGTTTCTCTCCATTATAATTAAAATATATTACCTCATTAATCCCATGTGTTATGTGTTTAATCATTTTAAAACACTTTTGTTCTGTTCATTTTTTAAGAGAATCATAATTCTCATGCAGAACTTTTATTTGGTATTGAATCTAAATAGTTACCGTCTCCTTCAAGCATATTATCGAAGTTTATTTCTAAATCATTAGACTCCTTTATTCTTCGTCTTAATGCCATGCATTCGAATTCCCTAACAGGAAATTCTGCTACTGTGTAGTTTGTTCTTTCGTTAGTAACCCTACAACCTAAATATTCTTCATAACCATCTATCCAAATTCCTTTATGTGGATTGTCTTCTAAATTAACATCCATATCACTAGCTAAAACCAGTGAAACATCGAATGGTTGTTGCGTAGCAGCAAGTCTCCTTAATTTTTCAAATGATACTCCGCTCTCCTTAGTAAATATAGTCAATCTTATATCTGGTACACCGTGTTGATAACCCTGATTATATCGTTCTAAAGAACTAATCCTCGTTAATGGTCTTGAGATTGAAATGGAACCCCTATCAACCCCATAAATTTCAAAACTATCACCAGTATAATTAACCGGTGGAGAAAAGAGTTCTGAAGGATATGTTACAGTCCATATGAGCTTGACATCCCAAGTCTTAAAATTATCCGATAATAATGGTTCGGATGGTGGTTCTTCTTCACTCATTTTTATGCCTCATTTCTTATTGATGTGATTATAATTTTTTCTAAAGAACTGTACCAATAAAATCCAATTTCAATGGAAGGAATAGTTCTAGTTGCTCTAGCTGCTTGTCCAGTCGCAGTATTGTTCTTTAAATCATTCTCAATAGGAATTTTAACATATGCCAAACCATCTACAATTTTTTGACTTTGTAGAGTTTTGAATATGCCAGTAATTTTATTTTTTACTTTTTGCATTCCCTGATATGACATTTGAACTGTTCTTGAAGCTAACAATTCCCATAATCCATTTACAAGGGTTTGACTGATTATGTATTTACATCTCACGTAATTTATTCTTGAAGAGTAACCTACACCAAGAGTAAATCCATGTGAGATAAGATATGGTTCGCCAGATAACTCTTTCCTTTTCATAGGAGATGCTATTTGACCGCCATTCCAATATGTTCTATTAATAAGGCTTTCTTCTTCTTGTATTCCCATATGAATGGTGGCAAAACTCATGGTCGTGTGCGGATGAGTTCCAGCTGTCATACCCATATAACCAGCAGCGATGTCATGGTTTAAATCACTTGGTTTTGCTTTTATAGGTGCAACATCTTCTCTCTGTCCAACAAGATTCTTAAAATCTTCCCATTTTGTGTTTAAGGCACAACCGCTTGCACCGGGTTCTGAAGCTCCCGGTAAAGCATAAAAGAGAATACAATTTTTACCAGATATCGAGTTAGTAAATCTGCTAATGTCAGTTAACATATTTCCATAATAAACATTGCTATCATCAGAAGTGTAACAACTTTTACTTGAAGAATTCTGATATGAAACTGCCATCATATTTATTTTATATTGTTCGATAGTATCTGTAACATCTGCTACCGCTTTCCCTATTTTATAAGAACATGTTATTTTAGAGCCTGTTCTCGGAGGCTTATCTATTACATTACCTGAAAGTCCATTCACGAAATTAAGTTGTCCAACCCAATTACCTAATTCATCATTTACTAATGAAAAGCCTAAACCCGTTGCTCCACCTTGTGTATTAATCCAGTAACCTGTATTTTCGGCTACCGGGAAGTATTTCACTTCGGGAGTTCCAATAAATCCTAATGGAGGTTTGGTTGCTGTTTCATAAATGTAATCTGTTACGTACAACATTGGTTGGTCATGGTATTCCTGTATATTACCACTTACTAAAGCTAACACGTATAACGTGCAGCCAGGAGTTGGAGTTGCAGCAAAGAATATTGAGGTCGATTCATAGGCTTGGTCACTAACTGAAAATCCTGCATTTATTAATTGGGTTGACCAATCATTTGCATTACAAGCTATAACAGTAGAATTTGCTAAACTTGCTTCACTTCCCTGTACAACTAACATGCAATTATCCCAAGGAACTTCAGCTGGTGCTGGTGTTTCAGCATCCCAAATTATTGTTAAATATTCACCCATTAAAAATCACCTTAAATCTCGTGGGAGTTGCTTCTTCTTCAGAATGTATCTCTCCACGAACTTCTTCTACTAATTTCTCATCTACTTCATAGTCAGCTGGCATTCTTGACCATCTGACGTCCGTTCTAATATATACATCAACTTCGTACTCATGGATTCTATCTCCACTTCTTGCACGAAAGTTAGTTAAATCCTTTACCGGTATCGCTCTCGATCTATCTATCGAAGCTTTATTATCTTTTAAAACGTCGTTCCAAAAGCCTAGAATTCTTTTTCTTATTCTATCGGCTATAACGACTGCGTAGTTTCTTCCACGCACTGTATTATTGTTATGATATTTTTTTGCATATATACTAACCGTGCATAATTCTAATTCACAGAAAGCATATGTATAATAAACATCATCAACTATGCCTACTACATCTCCCATTGATGGAAATTTTTTCATGCTCGTTTGTATGAAATCAATTGCTACATATGGATATTCTCTTGCAAATCCTTCTCCAGCTCTCCAAACTTGAATTGCAGGATTCCAAGATCCATAAGAAAAATCTACCTGATTTTGTATGTCATCAAGTAATCTATTCTTGATCGTTTCATATAACATGTATTTTTCTCACCAATCGTATTTCGGCATTTTTAAAATTGGGTTTTGAAGTATAATCCACTATATCCATAACCCTATACGTGTTACCATTCCAAATTACTTTAGTTCTCCCTGGAATAAGAAAAACCTTCTCCATTTCATTTTTAGATACATGCGCAAATAATTGTTCTATTTGTGTATATCCTCCGTGTCTATCTTCTTCATATATTGAATCGTCTGGAAGCATAACCATGGACACATCTTGTCGGGAACCATCAGTAATTACACCAACACCACCAGAACCTCTGGTAGTTGTTGACTCATTTATTACTGTTACAATTTCCTCATGTTTTTTTTGTGTCTTAAACATTATAAAGGTTCGTCCTCTAAATATTGATAATGAACCAGTTCTCCTTCCTCAACATCCGATAAACCCGAACCGCTTGAAACATCTGCTATCTCAATTAATGATTCATCTATATTCCAACTCCAGCCCCTTGAGGAGTTATCCCTAGTAACCCTTGGAATGGGTGTTGGAGAATTATAATTTTTAAAAAAATCATCTCGGCAATAAGCTCGTACATAAGCGTAAGCCATCATTCTATAAGTATCATGGGGTAACAACTGATAGAATGGTTCTGCTGCTCCTTGTGCAAAAAAGAACATGGGTTGCCATCTTTGATACGCATAAGTCACCTTATTCAAATGTTCTAAAGCTATGTCACCAGTTGTCCATTTGACGTCTCCGAAATAACATAACATTTCTAAGCCCATACAAATTGCGGCACACCATAATAAATTAAACCTGTCTTTAATGTTGACAGGTCGTAATCTGTTTGATATGATCATCTGATCTATTCTAGCGTCTATCATTTTCATAAATCGATCGGTTAAACGTGATTCATCAAATGTTTCATCGTTTAACTTGACAAAATATGAAATGTCCTCTTTTTCTGCGTATTTTCCCATGTTTATAAACCTACCTACTGCATTGCTGTTTGATCAATTCTCAAAGCATTTGCAAAATCATTTACAACGGGTGTAACTGAAATTTCTGCAATGTTTTTGATTTCTAAAGGATCATGCTCTATGACTTGGTGCATATAGAATTCCGTTGGAGACTTCCTTGCTTGTTTGTGGAGCTTGTGAGTCCATCCACAAGCAGTATAACCTAAGTTTCGGTTTGCCATTAAGCCCCATTCCCATCGACCTGATGCGTAATCTTTGGTCATCATATCGACCTTGTTTAATCTATCCCAAGTTTGTCTTAAATAGTCACCCTTGCCTGGATAACCTTCTAAATCGGTATTAATTCCAGGAACTTCTTTATAGGTATTACCAACTACACGAACAATTTTTAATCCTTGAATAGCACTACCCAAAACTCCTTGGGTCGTGTCCTTGATGTTAATCAATCTATCTAAGAGTTTATTATTGTCTTCTAAGTGTCTCGTGGTAACTCTTCCTAAAGCAAGAAATTCAGGCAATTCTCCGGACATTAGCTCAAATCGGTCTTTAAGATAATTTAAATCTTTAAAAACGTCCTTGCTTGTATTACTCCAAGCTCCTGCAGCTAAATTAGCGTCAGCTGCTCCTCGAAAGGTTCCTGTTCTGACATTTACATAAGCTTGTCTTTCTAATGTTTGTGTGGAAAATGAAGCCATCACAATAGGATCTCCATAGACATACTTGGTAAGAGTAAATTCGATGAGACGGTTGATAAAACGAATTAAATTTCTATCAAGCAATAAACGCTTGGCTTGAATGACTCCGTTTTCAAAGTCTTCTTCAAACTCTTCCATATCTTCCGGATAGCCGTTCTTAATAGTTCGGCAATTAAAAGTAATTCCTTCAATATGTGGTGCAGCCATCATATCAACTCGTTCACGGGGATCGTGAAATCGAGCCATTCCCTGTGGATCGGCCAACCAAGGCAAACTAAAATGTTTCTTGGAGCCCTTTCCGGGAGCTTCTTTTTTGGGCATGAATCTTGTGAACATCGGCATCCATTCTTGATCAAAGAAGTCAATTGCAGCAATATAACGCCTATACAACCAAGTAGGTATTAAGGCGGGTTCTGTTAAGTTAGACCAATCTATACTCATTTTTTTAACCTCTCTAAGTTAATGGATATTTTTTATGTGTTTCTGGATTAACCCAAACCAAGCCAGGTACTCCGGGTGGAGCATCTTGTAATGCTTTTCCCAAAGTATGCTTATCAGCTCTTACACCAGTTGCTACACTAGCAAGTGATTCACATCCACCATTCGATGGAATTACAGTTTGGTTGACTAAAGTCGTGTAACCAGTGTGAGTGTTAACTATAGGACAAATTCCTATTTGCATAATAAGAATGTCACGCGGCCAATAATAATCGGGTCGTAGAATCTTGTTATCACTAGATACGCCTGAAATGGCATATTTAATATCCAACGAAACACCTAAAGCTTCAACTGCTCCGGGTGTTGCATTGTCATAAGATTTAACTTTCTTCTTATTAATTGGATTAGTAACAAATCCTGTGTCTGCGTGTCGAACAATAGGTTCTCCTAATTCAACATCACTCTCGTCAGCAAGCCAGTACTTTCCTTTAGATAAGGCAGTAGTGTGTTCTTTAAACCATCCTTCTCTTCCTTGGTAAGACATTTATCTAATCACCTCTAAACCATTTCTGGAATTCCGGAGGCATGTTTCTAAATGCTTTTTTATCCCTCTTACTTTTAAGTCCTTCATCTTCCAATTCCTCATCAATAACACTTTCGGCACTTTCCCTAAGGTCGGTTACCTCGGCCATTGGTTTTTCCTTTTCTAAATCTTTGACTCTTTCTAAGAGAAATTTCTTAGCATCTTCAAATTTGCCCTCTTTTACTAAAGATTTTGCCTCTTTTGTATAAAGTGGACGCATTAATTCACCATCTTCTTTCACTGCTCGTTCAATTAATGGGTTTAATTCATCCATTTTTCTGGCTTCCTTTAGTTCGTCTACAACTTTCTCTTGTTCCTTAAATTTATCATTTAATTCCAAGAGCTTATCAAGAATTTCTTTACGCTCTCCTTCTTTTTCTTCCAAGACCTTGTCTTTTTCGGAAATTGATTTTTCAAGTGTAACAATCTTGACTTCCAAGTCTTCGAGTAATTTTTCCTTTTTTGTCAATTCAGCTTCAAGAATCTTAATCTTTTTCAGTTCTTCAGCATTTTTATTGTCTTCAGGCATAATATCACTCTCGTTTACAAAATCTATCATTTTACATTCCTTGCAAGCCGGTGTCGGCGTTAAAGAATGTTCAATGACATCATAATGTATCGGATTCCCACCTCTTTCATATTGTCTAAATCGCATTGAAATTTTTATTGGATCTCCTAATTCCTTTCGCATTTTTATAACATCCCTCACCTTTTTATGATCATTGGTATGGTTATAAATTTCATATTTACTATAAATTGATCCATCTTCAGCCTTCGATTCTAAGACCGTACCATAAATGTGGGTGTTTTTGAAATCCGGAATAATTGGGTGTTCATGTCTCCATACAACCGGTTTATTTATGGAGTCTTGAGCCAATCTATTCAATCCTTTTTCACAAACGAAATCTTTCGTAATAGATTTTGCGGTAAACATAAACCTATCTTCCAAAACTTCTATATCCTCTAATGCAAAATCAATATTGTAATCAGTCATTGTTTAATTATCTCCTCTGATATCATGTTGTTTTTAAGCTTTATAAAGGTGAACATTAAAATCTACATCTACTGTCAAAAATGTATTGGTTAGTCATTGCTCGATGGTCTACATTCTTGTATTTTATCTTATATCTACTATCGCCATTTATATTTCCGGGACACAGCGGTTTACGACATGACATAATAATTGAACCTTGTCCATCATATTCTGCCGCATACATTTCTTGTCCGCACCATTTACAATAGAAAATTTTCTTGAAACTTTTAAGAAAATTCTTATCATAAGCCCATCCATCATCCCAACTTTTTGATAATGTTCTACTTACAATACTATTCCTATGCTCTAAATATTTTTTAGAGTCGTTAAACCTTTTTATTTTTTCTTGTTTTGTTATCGGCACCTTAACTTGCCTCCGCTATTTTTTTATATGCTTCTGTTAACCTAGTCATTATATCTTGCCAACCAAATACTATGGTTGCTTTTAAAATCGATTTTCTTCTTTCGTGAATCGGACCAAAATTATAATAATAAACTCTTCCCGTTTTTCTTGAAATTCTAAACCTTGTTGTCGGTGTAACATGTGAAAGATTTATTGCACCTGAAGGTATGCCAAATAATATTCTATTCGAATGTATATCACAAAAAATTGCTCCCACCATTGTACCGGTTACAACATGAGGAGGTAATCCTCTTCTAACCTTCCAGGCTCTATATAATGGGTTATAACTACCCCTTCTTGGAGTTGCTCCGCTAGCCATTAGCATGCGCATTTCATGTGCGTCTGTTATTTCCCATACATCATCTAAATTGTCAACCAAAACATTCATATTAAGAGAAGCCAGTATTCCTGCTCTTGCTCCTAACAAAGCAGCACTTATAGCAGAACCGTCTCTTAATCTATCTAAAAATCTAAGAGCACCTCCTAAAGTTTTTCGTATTATGACCCTTCTTACCGGCATTATATAAAACTACCTTTAGCATCCTCATTTATTGGTGGCGAACTTTCATTAAAATCCATGTCAAATTCGTAAAATAATTGAATTATTTTCTTAACATCGGAACTATTATAACCTATCTGTCTTGCCATGCTCTTAAGGATTGGTTTCAACTTTCTCAAATTTTTATTATTGATTCGAATTATATTTTGTAATCTTTCCATCCGCTCTTTTAATTTTTCTATTTCATTCATAATTCTTGAGTTTATTTATTTCATTTAACACCCAATTCATGTTTCTATATAATAAATTTTTAGTAGCTTTTATTGCTTCAATTATGTCTTGATAAAAATTTTTTTCCATTGCATCGTAGAAATATGAAAGTACTTCTTCATAAATCGATTCTAATCCGTTAGATAAATTCCTTAAATCTACATGACTAATAATATTACATCCAAGTAATTCATCTTTAATTGCTTCGTAAAAATCAAAATTACTTATCTTTTCTTTGTTGATTATATGCCACAAGTCGTTCTCTAGCGCTTTCTTGATTTTGCATAGAAGACGATTGTTTGATTTCATCTTTTCTCAATTCCTCATAGTTTTTATTTAAACCGTCCGTTAAAGCATTCAAAAATGGAAATGAAGTTTGTGCAGCTTTTCTTGCTTCATTTATGTCCTTAAAAATGTGTGAATTTACACCAACTTCTATTGCTTTCATTAAATTAAGCGTTTCTTCAAATATTAAATTGCTCCATTCTATATCTATATCAGTTGGTTCTATATTATTTATTCCGTGATACGGCAATAATACATTAGCATAAAAATCTGTTAATAATAACTCGTATTGTCTTCTTATTCCTGCTATGAATCTTAACCATCCTTTTTCTAAAATCCTACCGGTAGCTAATTCATTTCCGGAAGCGTCTCTTTGACCCATGGAGCCAAAAATAGTATACATTATTTGTTTATCAAGTTCTTTTATGTACGTTACATAAATTTCAGAACTTCTCGATGTTTGTTTCTCCAGTGTTTCAAAAGTATAATCACCTGGAACTGCTGCACCGCCAAATGATGTTATTTGCTTAACAAATAAACTTGCATTATCGATTGCCTTTTGCATTTCTTGCGGACTTGTAGGATAAGTACTAGTTTTTGGGTCGCCTATTTTTATTATAATAAAAGGAGCCCAATGCTTTTGTGAATATTTTCTCATAAACCAAAGAATCCATCTCTTGTAAACAATGTAGTGCATCGCATTAGCAATCGGCGGTTTTTCAAAAAAATCACCGTATAATACATTATTTAATTCATCCGGTATGTGTATTTTATTAGCAAAATTACTTGTTCTTCTAAAATTATTACCGTAATTTATTGCTTTAGAATTCCATTTTACCCAATCATGCTCATTATCTTTACCGGCTTGTCTATAAAATTGCTTCTTTGTTCTATAATATTTATAATTACTAACATGTTGAATGAATTTACGATAACCCATCACCGGATCTTCTCTTATTTCAATTGATTTAGGATCAAGTCGTTGAACATCCACATTATCATATTCCGGTGTTCTATCATCAACTCTCCACATGAAATGTTTATGAATAATTGCATCAAACCAACTATCTCTAAGAAAACTTTCTACCGTTTGTCTTTTAACATTAATTCTTCTATTCCATTCTTCTATAACTTTCTTTGCTTTTTCATTCTTATCTAATCTTATCCTCAAACCATCACCAATGATGACGTGTGCCGTTATATCGGTAAAACTAGTGGCAATAGAATCATTCCAAAATGCTTCTTCAAGATTAACGTCATTTATTTTAATCATAACCTTTTGAAGGTTCTTGAGATCCTTGTCTAATTCATATTTATCGACTTCAATGTTGGCTGTAATTGCTTTATGACTCGGTAAATATTCCGTTTTATTTTCTTTTTCTCTCCTTATCGGCATCCAAAAAATCACCCATGAACTTATCTATTTCTTTTAATAATTCATCAAATGGATTTACTCCTTCGGACATTCTAATAATTTTAAAATGTAATACCGGAGGAGAAGGTTCTAATACAATGCATGGAAATCCATCAACCAAAACAATTTTTGTTTTGTCTAATTTTCTTAATTCTTCTTCCGTCATTTCTTCATTCATTATCTCACACCATATATATCATAACTTAAACCTCTTGGTTTAACATTATGAACAATTATAGGTTTTTGTCTATGACCCCATAAACTAAGAGCAAACGCAATAACTCTATCATCGTGAAATGATTGAGTTCCGTATTTAATATAATTAGTTCCTGGCATCACTTCTGCTTCAAATCTTAAACATTCCTCCCTAAATTCTCCAATTTCCGGTTCATTAGCCGGAGGTATTTCAACTAATCCTTTCGAAAACATCTTAATTACTTCTCCAATTAAATCGGGTTTTGTAGCACGAGAAATTATGAATCCCCGTGAATTCGTTTTATTGTCAAAAATTCTCGTGTTAATTTCTTTATCGGTTCTAAGTATGTACTTCTTCCCTTCATCTTTAAATACCAATACTTTTTCTCGTTGTAAAGATCTTACATCTTCTTCAAATAATTCTACAAGAGGATCACCCAATCCTGTGGCATCAAGAACTGCTAAATACGGATTAAATTTTTCAACTACCATCATTAATTTTCTTCTAATATATTTATAAGTTCTTCTTAAATCATTATCACCCGCAACCGATAAAGCATAATCAAGAATAACATGACCTGTCTTTTTATTTCTATGCGTTACATAAAAACAAGAAGCATCATGTTTTCTACCGTAATCAACACCTAATACATAAGCCTCTTTTTCACTAGATACAAACGCATTTCTTAATTTATGATTTGTACAATTTGTAATCCATTGTCCCAAAATAACCATCGATGCATCCGATATAATTTCTCCTAAATATTCTTGTCGACCCCAAGGTGTCCAACCATCATCATCGAGTAGATCTTTAACATCATCGGGACTTCTTAAACCATCTTTCCAAGGATCTACATACGGAACAGAAAATCTTCCGATACCATATTTATAGTCTAATGCACCACAATCAACACAAGGATACATTTCATTAATTGGAATTTTTCCATTAGGGAAATGATCAACATTAAATGCAGATTGATGATATTCTGCTCCGCAATTATTGCAAATAATCGGTCTTGTTTCTAATCCTCTGTAATAATAATCAATAAATTTTCCTTTTGGACCCCATGGAGTTGATAACATTATCCATCTTTCGCCGTGAGTTGTTGTAGGTAATGCTGCTGCAAATAGAATTTCTTCGTCTATTTGTGCTGCTTCGTCTGCAAATAGAAATGTATACGTTGAACCACGAATGTTGTCGGTACATGGCCAAACCTCTATATAATTCCCGTTGTCTATTTCTAAGAAATCTACTCTTAATGATTTCCGCACGACTTTCCTCCAAAATATTGAAAACCTCAAAATTGCTTTAATTTTTCTATATAATTTTTTTGCTGCTTTATCCGAAGCCGATATTATTCCAATCGTACAATTCGGAAACATTAATAAGAAAGCACATGCAGCATATGCACATGCACTTGATTTTCCGGTTTGTCTCGGCCAAATCATTACAGAACCCTTAGGGGTTCTTTTTACATTGCTAAATTTAAATTGTGAAAGAGGAAAACCAAATTGAATTGAATCAATTGCATCCTTTTGAGCCTGAGTTAATGATATTTTTCTACCGGAATGATATATATCCGGTAAGAATTCTTCTATAAAATTAACAGCTCTAAAAGCAACATCTTGAATGTGTTTGATTTCCTCTACACTAATCACTAATTCTCGCCTTAATTTTAATTTTATCTTTAATTACTATATATTCATCCGTACCTAAAACTATTAATACATCGTATTGATATGTTCTTGATTCTATTTCTTTTGTATTAGTCGGAACTAAATGAATTCTAAATTTAGAATTTGGTAAGTCTATATCTTCAATTTCATCTGCTCCTCCGCCGGCTGCTGTATTTTTTCTTTGTAATACAATTTCGGAATCATCATCTTCTTCATCTTCTTTCATTGTAAAAGTAATTTTAGCTCCGGTTAAATCAACATTTCCTTCATTTACGGTGACATCTAATTTAACCGTGGTACCTTGAAATATTTTAATATAATTAGTCATCTAATTCTCCCTCTAAACTTTCTGTATAAGTTAAAATTCCTACTAATTCTTCAACTTGAATTAGAGAACCTTCTAAAACTTCCACCTGTTCTATTATTCCCGTTAAATATGTTACCAATTGTAAATCTCCTCCAACCCCTCCTCTCCAACCTCTGGTTGCTTTTCTTAATGTAATGAATGGCATTTAAATTTCCTCCAACTTATCTCCTTCTTATTTCCATTTCCATCTTGTGTATAGAATTTCATTGTTCTTCCATGCCAATTCTTGTTCTTCCTATCCTTCTTACTAACTAATTCTTCTCCTTGATAAGCCATTTAATCACTTTGTTTTACAAAATATGGGTCGGTATCACCTAAATTTTTATACCATAAATATAACGATTGTTGTTCCACACCGGAAACTGTCCAATCCGGATCACCTGTTTTCTTATAATAAAAATTTATATGGTCAACAACTCCGGATGCGACATTTCTAGGTGCATAATCGGATAATGCTTCTATGAATTCATAAGCAACATTTCCTTCTTTTAGCATGTCTATTGTTTTCATAAGCACTCCGTAAGTACCGGGAGTCATGTGAGCTGTTAATAATTCATCCCACACAGCACTTGATATATCGTCTAAAGAATGTACGTGTTCTGCTCTAATTTCAAAATCATCGCCGTTTGCGGGTGCTTGCGGTAATGCTTTTACCAAATGAATATTTTTTGTTGTTGAATCGTAATGGGATATTATTCTTACGATTCCTTCTAAATCTCCGCTTGTAAAATATATATATTGGTCGTCATAAAATCCATCAATTGTTTGGGTTAGGTCTGTTATGAAATCTGTTGTTGTAGGAGATGGATCGTTAATTTCTCCTATTTGAATTTCACCTAAAGATCTTAATCTTCTTCCTGATGAATATTTAATGTTATGGGTTACTGCTGTTAACGGTTCGTCCCATATTTTATCTACCAATGCATCTTCATCAATACCGCTTGCTTTATAATCATTAATATTTTCCGATGGAACTAATTTTTGATTTTTAGCTCCGAAAGTATTCGGAGTATTATGACTTCCTATTGTTTGATCCCATACTAATCCTGCTATTTCAGTTTTATCTTCAGGAAGAACCGCACTCCCAACCTCAACTGTTTGTGTTAGTGGTGAAGTATCAAATCTTACAAAAACATTACAATTACCGGATGGTTTTACATGTATCGGTTTATTTACATCGGCGGGATATAAATTTCCGTTAATTGTTAATTCGTAATCACCGCACCATGGAACTATTCTCCAACCTTGAACACCGGAAGCAACATCTTGATTCTGAAACATGTAGTAGTCTCCGGCTAATCTACCCCCTCCAAGTGCATTACCTCCAAAAGTCTCAAACATCGGATGAAACATGACACCCGAACCGGATTTGACCCATTCTTTCCAATTGGAGTATAAATCAACCTGACAGTCAATTTCAACAACACCGGTTGCGACACGAACGTGATAATTTTGTCCATCAAATATTGCTTTCATAATTTCTGACCTGTAAATGCGGTTGGTTCATGTATGATAATTCCTTTCTTCTTCCAATATTCACTAAATTTTCCTCCTGCTCTAACCCATTCATTAACACCTACAGTCATAAGAGGAAATTGTGGATGAACATCCCATAAAAAAGTAAAGTTCTCCCACGTCATTAATTCACCATTAATATACCTGAATTGTTTCTCAAAAATAATACGGAGCCCTGGGGCTCGTTTCTCGAAATATTTATCATAAATTCTATTACCTCTAATACGATGAAGAATTTTTCTTACATCTCTTCTGGTCATCGAGCCAAGTTGTATTTCGTTTGTTACTAATTCCATGGAATCTATAACATTCATCATATCACCTAAGGATTGCTATAGTTCCTCTCTAATGTTGATACTAACGAAAAGTTATTTGTCTTGCTTCTTTCTATGGTTCCAGTTGTCTTTACAAATGCTGCTGTTTCTAATCCAATAGCTACAATTGTTATCGGTGCATCTTCTTCTGCGGATGCTGCACCTCGTTGAGTATTGCCGTCATAATCATAATCAAATGATTTAGAGGATGAACCACCAACATCTCCTTTAATTTCTACTGATGAGTTATCTTGAACTATTATTGCGTCTTTAGTTCCGTAGTCTCTTCCTAGATCGTCTCCTGCGTCGTCATTAGTAAAGAACATCCAATATTTAGCATTAGCGTCATTTTGCAGGTTGTTGTTAAACAAAATGTTTCCTGCTGCTATATATTTTTCAGTTCTTGTATTTTCCGTTGCGTCGGTATAAGTTATATTGTTTGCATCGGCTGAATTCAAATCATCAATAATCATGTCATACGTGATTGCCGTAGGATAAGAATAAGACATTAGAATGTCTGTTATGTCTCCTCTACTAACTTCGGGACCATGGTCTATATCGGTTGTTTGTCTTAATTGATGTTGACAATATTGATATAAATCTCCTAAAGTTGCATCATTTCCAAGTAATCTCCATTTAAATCCATAAACAACGGAATTTATTGTTCTTCTGAATCCCCGATACACGCTCTTAGTACAAGATACAGGACCTTCTGCCGTTAAGCTATCCGTGGCTACTAGCGTCATTGTAGTTGTTCCGGGCGTTGCTACCGTGTAAGAACCATCATTATTAGCTGTACCGGAAATGATAATTATATCACCAGCTTCAACTCCATCGGATGACCAATCACCGGAAGCTCTGGTAATCGTGTCAGGATCATCATTAGCAAATGTTAAATTACCGGTTGATGATAATGAAATTTCATCCCATCTGTACTGTAAATACATTCCGGGTTCCACGATGTAGAAATCTATGTTACTAACCGAAGTAAAACTCTTGTCAGAAGTATTCAAGGTTAGTTGCGTGTCAGTATCTTGACTCACAACTTTATAAACTCCCCTATGGTCGCTACCATCTTCAACGATTATGACCATATCATCTGCATTCACAACACCGCTAAAACCACCAGTTACGGAAGTTAGTGTTCCGGTGTCGCCATCAACATTAGCTAATTGACCGTCGGTTCCGGGAGTTTCAGCATCATAAAGAATGAACCTGGTATAAATCGTCCAAGTTAATCCGGTATCTCCCGAAAATTGTCCTCCGCTTAATTCCCATGTATCGACCGTTAATTGAGTGTCCGAATCTACCGAAGTGACCATTCCTGTTCACTATTCAGATCATAAGAAGAATATGTCTTGTATTTTTTTCTAAGAAATGCCTTGAAATAAGTTCTACGATTATCTAGTGGTTCCCATATTTTGACCGATTCGTTTATTTTTCCCGTAAATTCAAAATCAATGGGAGCCGTTTGCGTGCTGTATTGTTGATAGTATGGTTGTGCATCGGAATCCATGTCTCCTAGTGAACCCATTCCTGCCCAAGATTCTACTAAACCACCGGTGGAGTTTTTAGAATCCCATCCACCATCTCTTATTTTTTTCTTGGTATAATAATTGAAGAATTCCCAATCCCAATTATCATCTCCGCCTCCGAGTTCTGCTTGTTTAGGCGTGATCATTTCATGCGGAAACCAATAATTAATTAAATTATCTCCGCCGTATTGTTCGGAATCGGTTCTCCATTCCAATTTTTCAAATGAATAAAGACATTGTTCTGTAACACCATCTGTTACACTGCCTCCGGTTGGTTCTCTTACTTCAAACCAAATCCCAGTTTCTGCTACATCTACGACATAACCTGTAATTGTGATTCCGGTTTCACTATTAACACTCCCAATTTTATGATGTGCCGCCTGTTCTTTATTAAATACTAAGAGAATGTCTCCTGCTTGGGCACCCCAACTTGTGAATGTTGCAGTTGCTGATGTGAAAGCATTATTAACCGGCCAGAATCTTCCGTCAATTCCGGAAGCTCCTGCTCCAACCGCATTTCCAACCGGCCAAATTGAAATTTCTCGACTTTCTGTACCAAATATTATTTGTTTTCTATCCAGATTATCTGGATCGGTTACTTTTGCCATTTTTTAACCTCTTTAAGGGTTTGAATAATTTCTATCCTGCGATTGAAACACAGGAATAGTTTGATCCGAATTGGATAATGTTGCACCAAAACGGATGTACTCGTAATCTATATGAAGAACAACCGCCCATATTTCTATGTCCCCTGTCCAATTATAGTCGTATTGATAAACGGTACCCGAGTTTTCGGTACCATCTATTTCAGAATTGTCGCTTTTCTTAATTAAACGAACTTCTGAATTTGATTTTAAATTAGTAATTTTAAGAGTGACCGCAGCAACGATAGACACCGAACTTCCTCCTCCTGTTATTTCATAAGTGCTAGGTGCATTTGAAGGAGTTAAAGTAACATTTATTGTTAATTCTCCGGTCGTTGAAAATTCAATATCATAGGTGCAATTGATGTATTGATTGGCTATTGAACTGTAAGTTCCTGCCGAATAATCGGTTCCGTGATTACAGTTTATGAAATTACAATAAGAAAGATGATGTGAAGTTGAAGTTATAACGCAACCCGCATCGTTAGCCGAAATGAAACTGCAAAATTTTGTTAAACAGGTGTTCACGTAAATGTCTCCGCAGGATTCAAACGTGCAGTTTAAAACTTCCACGTTTGTTGCATTAGCCGGAAAATTAATCGTTGAAGCATCTAAAATGGAACATCCGTATAACTTAAAATTGTCAACGTTTGTATTGTCGCCATCTATGTAGAATTTGGATGTTTGTGCCGTGTCTTGCACTCGAATATTACAACCAGAAACTCCCGCTACTCCTGCTTTGGTTCCCAAAATAAATTCTGTTGTTCCGGTACCGTTGTCTACAATATTAATGCCCATTAATCCGGATTTTATGTTGTCATAACTTCCAATTTTTCTGTTTTCAAATACAAGAGTATCCGCTTGTGCATTAAATTTACAAGAGTTGGTTCCGGCAGAATCACCAATTTGTATGACGCCGGTTGTGAAAAAGATTCCTCCGATTTTTCTTATTAATCCCCAGCCGTTGTCCGTGTTTTCGTCAATTGCTAAAATGTCATCGAAATCAAAATAATCGCCATTGTCTCCGTAAGAAATTAGACCGTCTCCGGCGTATATATGGTCAATCCAGGTGTTCTGGGAGTTTTTTGCGTTTGCTGTATGTACTATTCTAATTCCTATTGTGGTTATCGATGTTAGAGTTGGTGCTGAACCGGCGTTGGGACTTCGAGTACAATCGAGTACTATTGGGTACCAACCTCCCGGATATGTGTCACTTCCGCCCACATAATAATAACCCGTATTTGAACCGTCGGATAAGTAAACCTGAATTCCCCCGTTAGATTCGGTTTGTAATTCTTTTAGAGCTACCGTCATAAACCAGAATCGTAGATGAGAGTTGGATAAATCTTCCGTAACTGAAATATAAAAATCATTGTTTCCGGTTCCTCTTACTGTAAATCCCACGCATTGAGAACCTCTCTTGTAAAAATCCGAAACATCGGAAGGAGTTTCTCCTGTCCAGTCAGATGCGTTTTCGCAAAGGTTGATTTGGTTGTAGTTTTTACAGGAAACAGTCACTGCCATTCTTCATCTTCCTCTTTTATCTGATTGTAATAATCTAAATTGTAATCTATAATAAGAGAATGCGTTAGATGTTTTAGAATCCATTGATATGTTTCTTCGTGGTCGGTCCATACTTTTTTTTCCTTGCATTTAAAACACAAAAAGACTGGTTCTATGGGGATTCACCCGGTTTTATGATTCTACCGTCTATTCTATCTATAAAATAATAACCGCAAGTTTTAAAAATGATCGGCGGTAATTGAGGAAATGTCTTGCATTTATTTGGTCTATATTTGCTGTTGTGAATGAGACAAGTCGCTTTTCCATTAGTAAATTTAAGGTATTGACAATTTTCGTTGAGACAACATGCACCGCAACGCCTGCATTCTCCCTTGCGAATGTAACGGGGAGTCTTGCCGCTAATCATGTTTATAATCTTCTCGACTTGCATCACGATTCTTTTTCCAATTTTCCAGGGCTTCTTCAAACTTTTCGGGTCATTTTTCGTGAGGCGGGATTCTCTAATCCAGGCTAAAAGCTGAGGATTAACATGTGTTCTTTGACCGATAATCTTGCCTTTTCCATCCTTGATTTCTTCGACTCTGGTGTCCTTTAGCAATTTTTCTATGACGTCATTGACAATATCATAACCCTTTTTCATCTCCCGTGCAACATCGAAAGACAGGGTTGGCTGTTCATCGTACAAAGTTAATGATTTTTCTTCCGTTTTTTGCGACATCTCTAATAGTATGTTGATTTAAAGGTTTATAAAGGTTTAGTTTATGAAAAGGTGAATTAGTTTCAAATTCCATCGAACTTGATCCTTGTTTTCGCGTAGTTGGGAGCCTTTAGTTCAAAAAAAGGTAAATAAGTACCTAAAAAAATAAGAGAACGAAGCTCTAACTCATCGTTTCATGTAAAGGTTAATTAATTTATATAAACGTTGATGGGGTTTTACCTATAAGGGTGTATATGGTATTTGAAATTGATAAATAAAAAAGTAAAGTAATATCTAAAAAAATTTCCGGCGTGTTAAGGTGGTGTCGCCGCCAATTCGCAAAAAAAAGCATTCTTTTTCTACAGGATTTAATTTACAAAAAAAAATAGAGAAGAGTTTTGTTATTTCTTTCTTCTAATTGACCAAGTTTTTAATTCGGGCTTGGTCGTTGT